GTGATTGCTCTTGCGGGCGACCGGCTGGTGATGCAGCCGAACAGCATGCTGATGATTCACGACGCGTCCGGGCTGTGCATGGGCGACGCCGGGGACATGCAGCAGATGGCGGGACTCCTCGATGCGATCTCGGACAACATCGCCTCCGCGTATGCGGCGAAGGCGGGGGGTACGGCGGCTGACTGGCGGGCCCTCATGCAGGCCGAAACCTGGTACAGCGCGGACGGGGCGGTGGAAGCCGGGCTCGCTGATGAGGTGGGCGCGCAGCGTGGCGCCGCGGCTGAGCCGGATGCCGAGCCTGACCCGGAGATGCGGCAGGAGTACGACCTCACCGCCTACGGATACCAGGGGCCTGCGAAGCCTGAGACGCCGAAGTCCGCGCCCGCGGCCGCTGACGATGAGACTGCGGTGACGCTCACCTTCAACGTGGAGGGCGCCCTCGACGAGCACATGGTCGAGACCCTCCGCACCATGGTCCGCAGGCAGGCCGCCCCGACAGCAGCGGCCGGGCCCGTTGTCGAGCCGGAGCCTGTGGTGGAGCCGGAAGTCCCGGCCGAGCCCGAGCCTGCCGCCGAGGCCGAGCCCATCGAACCTGCCGAACCCGCGGAGCCCCAACCGGAGCCCGCTGACGACGACTGGACGGCCATGGTCGCCAGCCTCATCCCCGACGACACCGACGGCTGGTCGGCGCTCGTCTCCAACCTGATCGAGCCCGACACGTCGTCCAGCGCGGCGACGGCCTGAAGGAGGCAACTGTGGCCACACCGACCAAGATCGCCGTACCGCGCAACAGCGAGGAACTTCGCGAGCAGCTCCACGACCCTGCGGCGCGTAAGGAGATCCTTGCGACGCCGGACACCCTCGCGGACCACATGGACGCCTACGCCACGCAGCAGCAGGGCGACGGCACCGAGCTCAACAAGCTCGTGGCGGAGGAGACGCAGCGGCAGTTCGCTGCGATGCTCCGCGACCACGGGGCTGACGCTTCCGCCAAGGACGCCGCGAACGCGATCAAGCGTCTCGACCTGGACCCGCAGGCCAAGCGCAAGGGCGGGATGCTCACCTCCCACCGACAGGGCACCGCCCACAACGCCTCGGCCCCGGGTGCAGCGGTCGACAAGCACTTCGAGAACTCGATCGACTACGTCCGCAACATCTGGCACAAGAACCCGTCCCCCGATGGGGACAAGCTCGGTGCGCTCCGCAACGCGGCCTCCTCAGTGTCGCCGGCGGACGGCGGTTTCCTCGTCCCCGAGACGCTCCGCTCGCAGCTCCTTCAGCTCGCGCTGGAGCAGGCCGTCGTCCGGCCCCTGGCCACCGTGGTCCCGATGGAGTCGGCCCGGGTTCCGTTCCCGATGATCGACACCACCACGAACGCGGGCTCCGTGTTCGGCGGGATGGTCGCCTACTGGGGTGAGGAAGGTGCAGCGCTCCAGGACAGCAACCCGAAGTTCGGCAGGGTCGAACTCGACGCGAAGAAACTGACTGGTCTGTCAGCAGTCCCGAACGAGCTGCTCCAGGACTCCATCACCTCGTTCTCCGCGCTCATCGAGACGCTGTGGCCGAAGGCGCTGGCGTTCGAGGAAGACGCCAAGTTCCAGACGGGGTCCGGGACCGGCGAGCCTCTCGGCTTCCGCGGCGCCGGGAACTCGGCCGCGGTCACGGTGACCCGCGCCAACAGCAACAAAATCCAGTACGTGGACGTCATCGGGATGTACGCCCGCATGCTGCCGTCGTCGCTGTCCAGCGCGGTGTGGATGTGCTCCCCGGACGCGCTGCCGCAGCTGCTCCAGCTGTCCCTCACCGTCGGCACCGGCGGCAACAGCGTGTTCGTCGTCAACGCGGCCGCCGGGATGCCGATGAGCATTTTCGGTCGCCCGCTGGTGATCACGGAGAAGGGCGGCGTCCTCGGCTCCCGCGGTGACCTGGCGTTCGTCGACCTCAGCTACTACCTGGTGGGTGACCGCCAGATCATGACTGCGGACTCCAGCACGGACTACAACTTCGGCACCGACAAGACGACGTTCAGGATCATCCAGCGCGTCGACGGCCGCCCGTGGATCCAGTCCGCGATCACCCCGGCCAACGGCAGCGCGGCCACGCTGTCGCCCTTCGTCGAACTGGCGCCGTGACATGTGGGTTGAACTCTTCGACGGCAGCTTTCGCCGTCTCAACGATTTCACTGTCCTCAAGGTCGCCTTCGAGAACGGCAGCGCCAAGTGGTGGATTTCGGACGGCGTGAACGCCACCCGAATCACCCCTGGCTACGCCACGGAAAGCGAAGCGACCACAGCCTTGCGCACTCTCCTCGAACACGTCGGACTCATCAGCGTCTGACCCCTCGGCCGCCGTCGGCATTCAAACCCCGGCGGCGGCTATCACCCGACCCGGCAGTGTCGCCCCGGCGCGGCCCCCAGACAGAGAGGTACACCCGATGTCCCAGAAGGCACTCGGCAGGCTCATCAACACCACCCCCGCCGCGGACGGCGTGTGGATCGCGCTGAAGGGCGCGGCCGCAGGCGTCACGTTCTCCTGCTACCTGGCAGGCGCGGTCGGCGACACCTACACGCTTCAGGAAGCCAAGGACAACGCGGGCACCGGCGCGCAGAACCTCGCGGTCATCACCGAGCGGTACACCTGCACCGGCAACGGCTCGGACGCGTGGACCCGGACGCCGCAGGCTGCGGCGGCGACCGTCGTGACCACGGCCACCGCCGCGCAGAACGCGATGGTGTGCGAGGTCGAAGGCACGTCGCTGTCGGACACCTACAAGTACGTGAAGCTGACGTCGACCGGTGCCGGAACGGTCACCGCGATCACCCGTGACCTGGGAGCGCAGCGCGCCCCGCAGAACCTGCCTGCCACCGGAGCCTGACGTGGCGCTGTGGCAGTGCGCGGAGTGCACGGCCAAGTACGCGGTCGGCCTGCTGCGGTGCCCGCAGTGCGGGTCAACGGTGCGGGTCAACGAAGCGGCTCAACCCCCGGAGGAGGACACGGGCATGGCGAAGGTGACCGTGCACGGCGGCGCCAGCAATGCGGTCGCTGACGAGCAGGAGGGCGGTGAGGGCATATCAGCTGGGAACAGCTCCTCGACATCATCCGAGAAGGAGTCGAGCTCGCCCGAGCCGAGCGAGACGCCCCGCCCGTCGCGTGCCCGCGGGACGGCGAACCGCTCGAAGCCGGGCCGGAAGGCAGCGGAATCCTCCACTGCCGAAGCGACGGCTACCAGTGGCCCCGAGACGGACGCTGCTGACGAGTCCTGACCCCGGGGCCCGACAACGCACATTGAGAGGAGGTGACGAGAGATGACGACCCCGTTCTATGCGACCCGCGAGGAGATCAAGGCCGAGTTGGACGTGAAGGAAACCGCGCGCAGCAATAGCCGGATCGACCGCGCGCTGGCCGATGCGACCGAGGCAGTACACGGGCTGACGCATCGGGTGTTCTACCCGGTGCTGGAGACCCGCAAGTTCGACTGGCCGCCCCGCTCCGGGGCCACTCCGTGGATTCTGCGGCTGGATGCGAATGAGGTCATCTCCGTCGTCTCCCTCACGTCCGGGGGCGTCACCATCGCTCCCGGCGACTATCTCCTGCGGCGCGCTGACGACAAGGCTGAGCCTCCGTACACGCGCATCGAGATCAACCTTGGCTCCAACGCATCGTTTGGCGGGGGTAGTACGTACCAGCAGGACATCGACGCCTACTGCCTGTTTGGCTACCGCAACGACGAGGCCCCGGCCGGCACCCTTGCCGCGCAGATCGCTTCCGCGAGCGCGACGACCATCACTGTCGACGGGCCCGCATCCGCGGCGCTCGGTATCGGCTCGCTGCTGCGTATCGACAACGAGCGGATGATCGTCACCGGTAGGAGCATGCTCGACACCGCGCAGGGCTTCGGCGACTCGATGACCGCGACCAACAACGACGTCAGCATCGGCGCGGCCAACGGCGCTGCGTACGCGGTCGGCGAGGTCATCCTCCGCGACTCCGAGCGGATGCTGATCACCGACATCGCAAGCAACACGCTCACAGTGACCCGCGCCTGGGACGGCAGCGTCCTCGCCGCGCACACCGACTCTGCGATCTTCGCCCCCCGGATCCTGACCGTGGTTCGTGGCGCGCTCGGTACGACGGCCGCCGTCCACAGCAACGGGGCGGCCGTGGCCCGCTGGGACGCGCCCGGAAGCGTCCGGCAGCTGTGCGTCGCAGAGGCGCTCGTCGATCTCCTTCAAGGCCGGTCCGGGTACGCGCGCACCGCGGGCTCCGGGGAGAACGAGCGGGAAGCCAGCGGCCGCGGGCTGAAGGATCTCCGCGACCGCGTGTACACCAGCCACGGCCGCAAGGCTCGGACGAGGGCGGTCTAGTCATGCTCCTTGACGTCTCCAGCAGCAGCCGCGGCCCCCTCTTCGACGGGCGGGCCCGCGCCGCCGCGAACGCCTACGTCAACAGGTTGGAGCGCGACCTCGCCGAAGAGGGCCTGTCGATCCTCCGTGGCGAGATGCACCGCGTGTTCCGCAACCCGACCGGCTACTACGAGTCCCGTTGCACGGTCATCGAAGGCCACAAGATCTCCGACTCCCGTGTCGTGTACGGGCCGTGGCTCGCCGGCATCGGGTCCCGCAATTTCCCGGTGACCAAGTTCAAGGGCTACGACCACTGGCTTGTCACCCGGGACAAGTTGAACGCGCGCAAGGTCGGTATCGGTGAGCGGCTGCTGCGCCGGTACACGGGACGGATGTGATTGCCGTGGCTCTCGATCTCACCGCCTACCGTAGCGCGGCCATGTCGCACGCTCAGGGCCTCGGCTTGTTCACGCAGGTCCTCGGTCACGAGCCGGTGTCCGCGCCCGGGTCGGGTCTGATCTACGCAATGTGGGTCACGGACGTCATGCCGATCCCGGCGCGTTCGGGCTTGGACTCCGTGTCCGTGCGGCTGGAGTTGAACGGGCGGGTGTTCATGCCCGCGGACAGCGAGCCGCAGGACGGCGTCGATGTCTCGATGCTGGACGCGGTCGACGGGCTGATGAACGCCTACTCCGGGGACTTCGAGCTCGGCGGCACGGTCGCGAACGTCGACCTGCTCGGCATGCACGGGGGGAGCCTGCGGGCGCGGTTCGGGTTCACCCGCTTCGACAGCACCACTTACCGGGTGGCCACGCTCACCGTGCCCCTGATCATCAACAACGTGTGGACGGAGGCACCGTAGTGGCCAAAAGCAGCGGCCTCGGCGACAACCTGTACATCGCCGGATTCAACGCGTCCGGCGACATCAACCAGCTCGGCGCGATCGGCGGCGGCCCCGCCCTGATCAACGTGACCGGTATCGACAAGTCCGCGTACGAGCGGATCGGCGGCCTGCGGGACGGGCGGATCGAGTACACCGCGTACTTCAACACCGTGCCCGTAACCGGGGCGATCCACGAGAAACTGTCGCCGCTCCCGCGCACGGACCAGATCCTCACGTACTGCCGGGGGACGACCCTCGGAGACCCGGCCGCGAGCCTGGTGTCCAAGCAGCTCAACTACGACCCAACCCGCGCGGACTCCGGAGAGCTGACGTTCGCCGTGTCCGCGCAGGCCAACGCCTTCGGGATCGAGTGGGGCCGGCAGTTGACCGCGGGGATCCGCACGGACACCGCAGCGACCAACGGAACGGGCATCGACACCCTGGTCTCCGCATCCTTTGGCGGGCAGGCGTACTTGCAAGTCTTCGCGCCGTTCACGGGCACGGACGTCACGGTGAAGATCCAGGACTCGGCCGATAACGCGACGTTTGCTGATGTCGCTGGGTTCTCTTTCACTCAGATCACCGGAGGTGCCCCGCTCGCCGAGCGGATCGCCCTGTCGAACACGGCCACGTTGCGCCGGTATCTGCGCGCGACGACCGTCACCACGGGTGGGTTCTCCGCGCTGAGCTTCGCCGTGAACGTGGTCAAGAACGAGTCGGCTGGGGTGACGTTCTGATGGCAATCCAACTGTCCCGGCCCGAGCCGCTGATGCGCCCGGAGTCGTACAAGACGTACTCGGTGGTGTCCCCGATCTCGACGCACTTCCGGCCCGGGACGTGCGCGGAGACGGACTGCCCGCACTACCTCAACGGGTGGGGTGTCCGGCTGGAGAACCTCACTCCGGACCTGCGGGAGACCGTCAAGTCCTCGACGTTCGAGCACCAGGGCAGGCAGGTCAAGTACCGGTACACGGTGCAGACCCTCGCGGACGGTCACATCTACCTCGTCTTCGAGGCTGGCCAGCCCTGCTTCCGTGCTTCGCAGCACCGGGTGCGCATCGACAAGCCGCCGTTGTTCCTGGTCCGTGATGGCGACTGGCGGGGCAACCCGCGCCGTACGCGGGCCCGGCAGCACTTGAACCCGGGGAACTGGGTGGAGGACTTCGCCACGCATCAGCAGGCGATCGCAGACGAAATCGAGAAGGGGTGATTGGTCATGGCGAAGGCTTCAGGTCTCGGCCAGACGACGCTGTCCGTGGATGACTCCGCGGGTACCGCGCGGGCCATCAAGAACGACATTACGAACTGGCAGATGAGCACCCCCAGGGGTGTCCAGGAGATCACGGGTGTCGACAAGAGCGCGGTGGAACGGCTGCTGCTCCTCGCCGACGGCTCAGTGACTCTCAACGGCGTCTTCAACGCGGCCGCGAACCAGTCCCACGACGTGTTCAAGACCGTGCCCAGCACCAGCGTGCTGCGGACCGTCACGCAGACCGTCAACGGCGTCACCCTCGCCATGGAGATGCTCCCCACGGACTACCAGCTGACCCGCTCCGACAGCGGCGAGCTCACCTTCTCGGTGCCGCTCTCCCTTGCGGATGGCGCCGTTCCGACCTGGGCCTGAAAGGCACACGCACATGGGCTACGAAGCAGGCGTCCGCGCCATCAACATCAGGTTCGAGGAAGGCCACGAGCACCACGGCGCCGAAGCACGCGTCACGGGCATGGCCATCGACGAATACATGGCCGCGACCGGACTCGACGGAAGCGAAGGCGACAACGCCGCAACCAGCATGACCCGGTTCGGGGAACGCCTCATCTCCTGGAACCTGACCGTGCAGGGCCAGCCCGTCCCCGCGACATCCGAGGGACTTCAGAAAATCGATCAGGGGCTGGCGCGCGCCCTGCAGAACGCGTACGTCGAGGCCCTGATCGGAGTCCACAAGTCCGACCCTTTGCCGGAGAGCTCGCTCTCTGGCGAGCCGTCCCTGGTGGAGTCCGTCCCGATGGAAGCACTGTCCGAGAGCCTCGCGAGCTGAAGCGGGCCCGGTACCTGCTCGGCCTGCTGGAGCGGTTCCCGGGCTACACCCTGTCCTCCCTGCTGGCAGAGGACACCGAGCTGATGCGCCTCGTCGCCATCGAGAAGCTCGGCGGCGCACACGACGGAGGGGAGGTGGACGATGTCTGACGACGTGACGATCACAGTCCGGGTAGCTGACCGGACTGCGTCCGGGTTCCGGGACGTGGACGGCCGGCTGCGGACGCTGGACGGCAGGTTCGCGACGGCCGCCGGGTCGATGCAGCGGTCGTCATCGAAGGCCAGCGGCGCGCTCCTCGACATGAAGGCGTCGCTCCTCTCCCTCGCCCCGGCCGCGGTCCCGGTCGCCGCGTCACTCGCACCTATCGTGACGACCGCGGCCGGCGCCGGGCTGGCCCTTGGGGCGTTCGGCGCAGCGGTGGCCGGGCAGGTGGGCCACCTCTCTGATGCGGCGAAGGCGCAGACCAAGTACACCGACTCGGTCGCACAGTACGGACGCGGCTCCAAGCAGGCGTCCGAGGCGGCCCGGGCCGTGCAGTCGTCGCTGGCGTCCATGCCACAGGCCACCGCACGTGCGGCGGTAGGCCTGTCCACGCTGAAGGAAGGGTTCCACGACTGGTCGGACAGTCTTGCCGGGGTCACGATGGCCCCGGTGGAGAAGGGTTTCACCGTCCTGGGGCAGATCCTCCCGAAGCTCACGCCGATGGCGAAGGGCGCGGCCACCCAGTTGGACCGGCTGGTGACGGTGGCCGGCGGTGCGGTCAACAGCTCGGGCTTCGACTCCCTGTCGAAGAAGGTTGCCGAGTTCGCGAACTCGTCGATCAAGAAGGCGACGGACGGGGCGATCCATTTCGGGCGGGTGTTGTCCGAGGGCAACGCGCACGGCCCGATGACCGAGTTCATGGACTACGCGCGGGAGCAAGGGCCTGCGGTGAAGGAGCTGCTGGCGAACCTGGCGTCGGCGGCCGGGAACATCGCGGCGGGCGCGGCGCAGGCTGGACCGGGCCTGTTGACGCTGGTGAACGCGATGGCCAAGCTCGTGGCTGCGGTGCCTCCGGAGATGGTCGGCACCTTGATGCAGGTGTACGCGGCGTTCAAGCTGATCAAGCTGGCTGGTGCTGGTGTCGCTGGGGTGGCGGGCGGGATCCAGACGCTGGCGACGAAGATCACGGCGTTGCGCGCTGCGTCGGTCGCGGCGGGCGGCGGGCTGGCTGGACTGCGTGCGGCGTTCATGTCGTTGGGCACGGCGACGAAGGCCACGGTCGTCGTTGCGGGTATCGCTGCTGCGGTCGCGGTCATCGCGAAGCTCAACTCGATGGGCAAGGAGGCGCCACCGAACGTCGACAAGCTGACCTCGGCGCTGACCAGGCTCGGCAGTACCGGGGAGGTTACCGGTGAGGCAGCACGAAAGTTCGGGGCGCACTTCGAAAAGCTCAAAGACCAGATGAACAAGGTGCTCGACCCCAGCGTGGCGGAGAGCGTCAACAACTGGGGACATAGCATCTCGGGTGGGCTGCTGAAGGGCGGCGACGCCACGGAGGAGCTGACCGGTTCCTTTAAGGCCATCGACCAGTCGCTCGCCGACATGGTCAAGGGCGGTAAGGCCAAGCTGGCCGGGACCGCGCTCAAGGACATGCTCAGCACTATGAACCCGGAGCAGGTCAAGAAGCTGCAGGGGAGCCTCGGCGACTACAAAGACGCGCTCGCGGACCAGGCGCTGGAGCAGAAACTCGCCGCGCAGTCGATGGGAGTGTTCGGTGCGGCGGCGCAGGCCACGCAGGCCAAGTTGGACGCGCAGAAGGCCAGCGCGGACGGACTCCGGGCAAGCATCATCGCCCTGAACGATGTCAACCGGTCCGCGTATGACGCCCAGATCGGGTTCGAGGCGTCCCTCGACAGCTTGACCGCCTCTTTCAAGGAGCACGGCGCCACCCTCAACCTCAACACCGAGGACGGCCGTGCGAACGCAACGGCCATGTCGTCGGCCGCTAAGGCGCAGGATGAGCTGATCGCGTCGGGGCTCGCGGCGGGCGACTCGCTGGCGTCGATGACGAAGAAGTCTGGTGAGCTGCGCGGCGAGATGCTGAAGCTCGCGACGGAGGCGTTCGACGGGAACAAGAAGAAGGCGCAAGAGTACGTCAACACGCTGCTCGGGGTGCCGAGCGAGATCAAGACGTTGGTCAAGGCGGAGAAGGACGAGGCAGTCGCCGGCCTGAACGAGGTCGAGGCCGCGATCCAGAAAACCCCGAGTGCGAAGAGCGTGACGGTGTCGACGCTGAACGGGGCGGCGATCAAGGCCCTTGAAGCGGTCGGGTTCAAGACGAAGCAGCTGCCTGACGGCCGGACGATGGTGTATACGGCGAACGGGCAGGCGATCGGGTCGATTGCCGCGGTGGCGCGGGCGCTGAATGCGTTGAACGGGAAGACCGCGAACACGTGGACGATCCACAACATCAAGACGAACTATTCGACTTCGAACAGCGTTTCCGGTGGCAAGAGCGTTCACGACATGGTCGGCGCGACGGGCGGCCTGTACACCGGGAAGGGCTCGGGGTTCCGGTATGCCGAGGGTGGCCCTGTGCGCGGACCGGGAACGGGTACCTCGGATGATGTTCCAGCGCCGTGGCTCAGCAATGGCGAGTTCGTCATCAAGGCCGCGGCGGTGCAGAAGTACGGCGAGCGGTTCCTCCAGCGGGTCAACGACGGTCAGTTCGACGGGCCGAAGTTCGCCAAGGGCGGCAAGGTCACGCAGGCGGAGAAGGACGCACGGTCCTCGCTGCGCGGGCAGTTCGGGATCTCTGCGTTCGGGCGCGCGGCCGGATACCACCTGACCCCGTTCGAGAAGAACCTCGGCGCCCCCTCCGACATGAGCAGCCTGGTGTCTTCGCTGAACACGGCACGCGGCGACATCAAGGGCGCAACGCATGGCAGTACCGAGTCTCGGCTGTTGAAGCAGTTGGACTCGGTCGGGAAGAGCCTCATCAAGTACGACAAGCAGCTCAGCGCGGTGAACAAGTCGTTGGAGACGGCGAAGACCAAGCTCAACGACCTGAAGAGCGCAGCCTCGTCGCTCTCCAGCAGCGTGAAGAGTGGGGTGCTGTCCTCGGCGAACATCACCAAGGGCGGCGCCGGCGGGACGGTGACGGTCGCCTCGATCATGGGCGGGCTGACCCAGTCCCGGGATAAGGCCAGCGCGTTCGCGGACGCGTTGAAGGGCCTGAAGTCGAAGGGCCTGTCGAAGGATCTCATCCAACAAATCGCCGAGGCGGGCATCGAGGGCGGCGGCCTGGAGACCGCGGGCGCCCTGCTGGGTGCATCGTCGTCGGAGATCTCCTCCGTCAACTCTCTACAGGGGCAGATCAACTCGTCGGCTGGGGCGGCTGGAAAGACCACCGCGGACGCCGTGTACGCGGCGGCGATCAAGGCGCAGACCACGACCGTGTCCAAGCTGCAGAAGTCGCAGGACAAGCTCGAAAAGTCGATGTCCAACCTGGCGAAGATCATGGAGAAGTCCATCTCCAAGGCGATCGGGAAGAAGGCGGCCGGCGGGATCGTCGGCGCGGCCGCGTCGGGTGGTCTGCGGGGCGGGCTGACGTGGGTAGGTGAGCATGAGCCGGAGCTGCTGGATCTCCCGGTGGGGTCGCGGGTGCGGTCGGGTCCAGACTCGCGCCGCATGACCGCGATGGGCGGCGGCGGGTCCAGCCAGCCGATCGTCATCCAGCTGAAGTTCGGCCAGCGCGAGTTCGGCCAGCTGTGGGTCGACACCGGCCGCCACGAGATCCGCACCCGCGGCGGGATCCAGGCCACCTTCCAGACCGCGAAATAACACAAAGGAGAACACATGCCCTACAAGGTGTGGAACGGCCCGGCGCCGACCACCACTGCTCAGCAGTCGGTGACGACGAGCACGGCCATCAAGACGATGCTTCAGATCGCCACCCCGAGCACCAGGCAGATCCAGCTCATCGCCTGGGGTTTCAGCGTCGACGACCCGCCCGGCGCGGACGCCGTCGTCGAGCTGCTCCAGACGGACGTGGCCGCCACGGTCACCGCGCACGTCGCCTCGGGAATCCAGCCCCTCGACCCCAACGGCACACCGTCCCTCTGCGTCGGCGGTACCGCCCTGACCGGCTACACCGCGTCCGTCGAGGGCGCGACGACCGCGTCCCGGACCTTCGACACGGTGTCCCTCAGCTCGGTCAGCGGCGAGTCCCCCCTCACCTACACCTACCAGTGGATGCCCGACGAGCGGCCCATCGTCGCCGTGAGCCGCTTCCTGCGGGTGCGCGCCACGACTCCGACGACCGCGGTCGACATGCGCTGCTGGGTCGTCTTCAACGAGGTGGGCTGACCCGTGCAGTCCGGTCTCGCTCCTCAGCTCGCAGCGTGGCAGCGCCGCATGTCCAACGTGCCCGGCCCCAACCGGCCGTCCGGGGAGGTCAGCACCGGCGACCCGGTCACTGTCGAGCTCCTCATCAACGGGGCGTGGGTGGACATCACTGGATTCGCGATGGTCCGGGACGACAACGGCGAGATCGGCATCACCCGTGGAATCCGCGACGAGGGCAACCAGACCGAGCAGTCCACCGCGCACCTGACCCTCGACAACCGCGACGGCCGGTTCTACACACGCAACCCGTCGGGCATCTGGTACGGGCTGATCAGGCGTAACCAGACACTCCGGGTGAGCGTCCCGGACGGGCTCGGCGGGAAGTCGTACCGGTTTTGGGGTGAGGCGTCTCAGTGGGCGCCGTCGTGGGATCCGACCGGTACGGACGTGTGGACGGACGTCTCGGCGAACGGAATCTTGCAGCGTCTCGCGCAGGGCCCGGCTCCCGAACGCAGCGTGATCTACAACGCGGTCACCGACCCGCTGCCCGCGAGCGTGGTGGCGTACTGGCCGTGCGAGGACCCCTCGGACGCGACGACGATCGCATCCGCCCTCGTCAGCGGCTCCCCGATGACGATCTCCGGAACCCCGGCCCTCGCCTCGTACTCCGGGTTCGGCGCATCAGATCCCCTGCCCGACCTCACCTCCAGCTACCTGTCCGGCGGCGTCGTCGCCTACGACGAACCCACCGCGACACAGGTCCGCTTCCTGTGTTTCATCCCGGCTGCTGGGCTGTCGGACGGCAAGGTCATCTGCTCGATCGATCAGGTCGACTACTCAGCGGGAGCAACCCAGTTCTTCGAGCTGTACTACTCGACCACTGACGCCAGTAACTCGCTGGTGCTGCGCGCCTGCGCATCGGATGGCACGGTTCTCGGCACGTGGCTCCCGCACACCCTCGACGTACGCGGGCGTCTGCTGTACGTGTCCGTTCAGCTACAGGAGTCAGGCACAGGCATCACCCGGCAGGTCCAACTCAAGGACGTCGTCAGCGGCCAGAGCAGCAGCGTCAATGATGTTGAGGGGCTGACACAACTGAGCCGCGTCACGCGGGTGCAGTTCGGGCCAGCATCGCGCGCGGTGTCCGGCCCGGCGGGGTCCCAGTACCTGCCCGGAGTGGCGGTCGGGCACTGCACGGTGGAGAACGCCATCTCGGCGATCGATGCGCTTGGGGTGCGGCTGAACCCGATCGGGGAGACCGCGGGGCGCCGGGTCCAGCGACTGTGCGGCGAGTCGGGGATCCCGGTCGACTGGGTGGGCGACCTCGACGACACCGTGGGCATGGGCGCGCAGGGCAAACAGAACCCGCTGTCGCTGATGCAGGAGGCCGTCCTCGCCGATGACGGTCTGCTGTACGAGAACCTCGCCGTCCTCGGGCTCGGCTACCGGACCCGGGCCAGCCTGTACAACCAGGACCCGGCCCTGATCCTGAACTACAGCGGCTACAACCTGTCCGAGATACCGACCCCGGTGGAGGATGATCGGTACCTCGCCAACAAGGTCACCGTCAGCGCAGGCGGGGTTACCGCGACCTACGAGGAGACGGCCGGCCCGCTGTCGACGGCACCCCCGCCAGCCGGTGTCGGCGTGTACGGGCCGAACTCCGACTCGGCGTTGGCGCTGAACTTGGCGACGTCGGACACTCCGACGCTGCTGGACCAGGCGGCATGGCGGGTGCACCACGGGACGGTCGACGAAGCCCGACATCCGCAGATCTCGGTGAACCTTTCGCACTCCTCGATCACCCCGGAAATGCGGCGGGCGGTCCTCGGGCTACGGATGGGCGACCGGGTCCAGATCATCAACCCCCCGTCATGGTTGGGTGGCGACACGATCGACCAACTCATCCTCGGCGTCGAAGAGCAGATCACGCACTTCGAGCACCGCCTCACGTTCACTTGCGCCCCCGCGAGCCCGTACAACACGATCGGCTACCTCGACACCACGACAGCCCGGATCGACACAGACGGCAGCCAGCTCGCCACGGACCTCACCTCGACCGCGACCAGCGTCCCCGTGGCCACCACCTCGGGCCCGGGCTGGGTCCAGTCCGGGCAGCTCAACACAAACCGTGGGTTCGAGACCGACCTCGCCAACTGGACGGGGTCCGGTGCCACGCTCGCCCGCGTGGCCACGCCCGGCCTGCCGCCGTTCGGCGGCTCGTGGTCGATGCAGATCACCCCGGATGGTGTCGCGCAGTTCCCCAACGCGGGCAGTGAGCAGATCGCGGTGACCGCGGGCCTCCAGTACGTGCTGTCCGGGTGGCTGCTGTGCGCCACGAGTCGCAACGTCGATCTCAACGTGAACTGGTTCGACGGGACCCACGCGTATCTGTCGACCACGGCCAACGACCAGCAGGTCGCGGCGAACACGTGGTCGTTCTTCCAGCAGACGGTAACGCCTCCCGCAGGCGCCGTATACGCGAACCTCTCGCCGACCGTACCGAGCTTCCCGCCGTCCTCAAATGTTCTCTACGCCGACGAAATCGTTTTCCGTCTCGCCAGCGACACCACCAACGACGAATTCCCTTTCGACATTCGCGTGGGCGGCGAGGTAATGCGGGCGGGCGCCATCACGCCCGAAGTCTTGGATACGTTCACCCGCAGCGTGGCGAACGGCTGGGGGACCGCAGACAGCGGGCAGGTGTGGAGCAACACGGGTGGCGCCGCGGCCGACTACGCCGTCACGTCCGGTACGAGCAGCCACATCTGCAACTCCGTCAACGTGCTGCGATATACGGTGCTGCCGATCGCCACGGAGGACGCGGACATCACCGTTGAGTGGACCATGTCCGCGAACCCATCCGGCGACAGCCAGTACGTGTTCGTGTTCGCCCGCTACACCGACACCAACCACTTCTACTTCGTCCGGGTCGAGGTCACCACCGCGAACGCAATGATCCTCACGGTGCGGAAGCGCAACGGATCGGAAACGCAACTCGGTTCGGCCGTCACGACACAGTTCACCCACGCTGCGGGGACCTGGTACAAGATGCGTTTCCGCACCGAGGGCGCCACGTTGAAGGCGAAGTCGTGGACGCTCGGCACGTCGGAGCCTGGAACTTGGGATATCACGACTACCGACAGCGACCTTGTCGGGGTTGGGTCGGTGGGTGTGCGGACGCTGCTGGGCAGCGCGAGTACGGCGGTGCTGCCGGTGACGATCCAGTTCGACAACTTCACCGAGCAATGCCAGCAGACCTTCACCGTCATACGCGCCGTGAATGGCGTCGTCAAAGCCCACAGCGCAGGCGAAGACGTCCGGCTTGCCAATCCGACCATTCTTGCCCTTTAAGGAGGCAGCGTGCCCGAGTCCTATCCAATACCGCTCGCCGGGCAGCGGCTCACGGCGGGCCTGCTGCGGTCGATGCAACCCCAGGTGGCCCGCAAGACCGCCGACACCTCGCGTGCCGCGACGACAACGCCCACAATGGACCCGCACATCCAATTCCCCGCTGTTGCGGGCGCGGTGTACGCGTGGAACGGATGGATCAAATTCGACGCCGACATCACCGCAGATATCATTTTCGGTTTCACCGCGCCGTCCGGGTCGCTCGGAGCCTGGGTCGGCTCCGGTGCCGGTACCACTCCCATTTCTGGCACGGCCGGTGGTGGAACGCAGCAGAACGCATCCTCGACGTGGGGTTACACGGTCCGCACCGAATGGACTGACCTCTCAAACACTCGTACATACGGCGGTCTCGGTGCAGGAAATGCGCTCACCGTCATACTCAACGGAATGTTCCGCATCGGCACCACTAGCGGCACGTGGGGAATGGTGTGGGCTCAGAGCGTGTCGAGTGCTACCGCTACGACTGTTTTCACAGACAGCTGGATTTCATCCCAGCGCATCGCTTAGAGGAGTTCTATCCGTGCCTATGTATGTGGTCACTGGGAAAAACACGAGCGGCGAACCTGTGGTGTCGGTGGATATATCCGCAGTCAACCAGGAAGGCACTGTGGTGCAGGAGTTGGACGTCGTCAACGCCGTTCGGGCCCTGCTTGCCGGGACGCCCGGGATCGGGTCGGTGGTGGCGCAGAAGTTCGAGCAGGTCATCACCAACGTCTGATCCTCCCCCGGGGATTCACAGGGGGATCCGGCAGCCTGTTAGGCGAGACGAGCCGTATCGTCTCTACTGCCACAACGAGCACGACGAGGCGATGGCGCTCACCGCCCGCTCCTGACTCAACGCGAAGGGACTCTGACTATGGCCTGGTATCCCGGCGCCACCAAGATGGAGCTGCAACCGGAGTCGGACGCCCAACCGGCGATCCGGCCCACGCAGTTCATCCTGCACAGCATCGTCGCCCCGTGGACGCCCGAGCGGACGTACGAGTATTGGCGCGACTCGACGAACCTGGAGTCCCACTTCGGGCTCGGCTACGACGGAAGCCTCGGCCAGTTCATCGGGACGCAGACCCGCGCGGATGCGAACGCCGCAGCGAACCTGCGGGCGGACGGGACCGGCGCGGTGTCGCTGGAGTCCGCGTCGAATCTGCAGGCGTCGGACCCGTGGACGGCGGCGCAGGTCGAGACGCTCATCAAGCTCGGGGTGTGGCTGCACCAGGAGCACGAGATCCCGCTGCGGATCTGCCGCAGCGCGAGCGATCCGGGCTTCGGCTATCACCGTCTGTTCTCCGCGTGGAACCCGAACGGGCACTCCTGCCCGGGTGACGCACGGGTGAAGCAGTTCAAGGAGGTCGTGTTCCCGGGCATCGTCGCCCGCGCGACCGGCAAGACCAATGGTCCCGAGGAGGACGACATGCCCACTGCTGCTGAAGTCGCGAAGGCGGTGCTGACCTACGACGGGGTGATCTCCGTCCCGGGTGCGCCGGCCACTAACCCGACCTGGACCCTGTCGAGCGTGCAGACGGAGATCCTCAAGCGGATCGACGCGGTGCGTACTGCGGAGGCTGCGCAGACCGCGGCGATCACGAAGCTGGCCGGGCTGGTCGGCACCGGTGTGGACACGGCCGCCGTGGTGGCAGCGGTGAAGGTGGCCATCGCAGAAGCGGTGGTCAAGGTGAGCGTCGACGTGACCGGCGCTGGAACGAAGGGATCCTGATCATGTCTGAGTCGTCTCTCCCCGATGTGCAGACGGTCGTGAAGACCGCAGCCACCTACGGAAAGGACCTCGCCGAGCGCGTCATCTGGACGTTCCTCGGAGGGACCACCGCGGTGGTCGTCGCCTCCGGGCCGGCCGACGTGCTGCACGCCAGCTTCTGGCAGGCGGTCGCCACGGGCGGTGTCGCTGCGGTGGTGTCCCTCGTGAAGGGGCTGGCGGCGCGCGGCTTCGGTGCGAAGAACTCCGCGTCGACGGCTTCGGGCGTCTAGGGAGTCCTGTTGGACGCCACCACCCTCGGCGCGGTCCTGGCGTTCGCTGGCGTCGTGTCCGGCTCGGTGGTGGCGTACATCGGGAAGCGGGGTGAGACCCGCAACTCGCTCACGGACCAGGTCCAAGAGGAACGCGACGGCCTGGCACGGCGCCTCGCTGAGAAGGACGTGCAGATCGCCGCGCTGGAGCAGCAGCGCCACGACTACCTCGTCAGGATCACCCAGCTAGAGATAGAGAACATTCGACTCGGAGGAAACCCCACCCCATGACCCGTACTGAGCGCACGATCGTGCACCACTGGCGCGGCATCGCGGTCCTGTGCGCGATCGTCGCTCTGTTCGGCATTGCGTGGGCGACGTGGCACCGCGTGGACGCCGACCGGGCGGCCTCTGACAGGAGGTACACGGCGGCTGCGGCGGAGGCGAACAAGCGCGGTGATGCGCTATCGACGGTCGCCGGGGACGTCCGTGCTCTGAGGGCGCAGGTGAGGGGTCTGGGGAAGACGCCGGTGGCCCCGGACCCGAGCAAGGCCGTGGCGGATCTGCCCGCCCGTACGACGGTCCCGGTGCCGATACCAGGCCCGACAGGTCCGGCAGGAAGCCCCGGCCCGTCAGGTTCCCCCGGTTCCCCGGGTGCGACGGGGGTGGCAGGTGTACCGGGTTCCGCTGGCAGTCCTGGAGTGGTCGGTCCGAGCGGTCCGGCTGGTCCTGTCGGGCCTACGGGGGCTCAGGGCGCGCAGGGTCCGGCCGGGCCTGCGGGGCGGGACGGGGCGGACGGTCGGGATGGACAGACCTGCCCGGACGGGTACAGCTTGCAGGCCCCGTCGTATGACCCGGATGCGTTGGTGTGCCGGAGGGATGGGGCGCCGCAGCCGAGTCCGTCGCCGTCGGGCCTGCTGTCGTTGGGGTTGGACCCGAGCCGCCGCCAGTACGTCTAGGCCGCTGTCACGATCTCGGCGCGGACCGCGTCCGCCCACTCCACCAATAGCGCCTCGTACTCGGCTCGTTCCTCCGCTGTGAGCAGGGTCCCCTCGCGCGGCCACAGGGCGCGGATGTCCTCGTTCACGACCGCAGCCGGCCGCACAGCGCCGCTAGGCAGAGGGGTGGGGGACATGAGACAAGCGTAGCCGCGGGCACCCACAGGCCACCCAGTCGAGCAGCGGCCTGCCCCGAGCCCTCACATGGAAAAGGTCCCGCCCCATACCCTGACAGTGACGAGCTGTTCAGAGAGGGGCGAGACCGTGCCTACAGATGCTACCCCCGACCCGTACGCCGACCCGCTGAAGTTCGGCCAGCGGGTGCAGATCCTCCGCGAGCGCCGCGGCATGACTCGAGTGCAACTTGCCGGCCTCGTCGGCGTCTCACCGCACACCCTGAAAAAAGTCGAGAACGGGCAGCAGCAGGCCCCGGGGCTCGAGATGGTGATGCGGATCGCCGAAGCGTTGCGGGTGCGTGATCTCGCCGACCTCACCGGCCTCCCCGAGGCGCATGTCGATCTGTTCATCGGCCCCGGGCATCCGCGTCTTGCCGCGGTGAAAGCGGCGATCGACTCCTTCCCTCTCACCTCGAGCATCGAGGCGCCGCCTGTCGCGCACCTTCAGGCCCGTCTCGACCGGGCATGGACGGCCCGCCACGAGGCGCCCAACCACCGCGAGGTCATCGGGAAACTACTGCCGGACCTGATCCGTGACGCGCAGGCCCTCGTGCGGCAGGCGGACTCCGCGCTCGAGCGACGTATGGCGCAGGGGCTCCTCGCGCAGTCGTACTCCCTGTCGCAGTTCTTCATCGCCTACCAACCAGACTCGAGCCTGCTGTGGCGCGTCGCCGAACGCGGGATGATCGCCGCGCAGGAGAGCGAGGACCCGCACACCATCGGCGTCGCCGCCTGGCTCATGGCCCAAGCCCACCGCGACTCAGGCCCGCGCCACTTCGATGCGGCCGACGCGGTGAATCTCGAGGCGGTCCGCTTCCTCGAGCCGCTCCTGCCCGACGCGAGCGATGACGTCCTCGCCATCGCGGGCGCCCTCGAGTTCGAGCTCGGCTACACCGCGGCCCGTCGGCGGGAGACCGGGACGGCGTGGGGGTGGTGGGACAAGGCGGAGAAGACAGCGAAGAAGCTGCCCAGTGACTACTACCACCCGGTGACGTCGTTCTCGCGGGCCATCATGGGCGCGCACGCGGTCACGGTGGCCGTCGAGCTGCACCAGGGCGGCGAGTCGGTGCGGCAGGCTGCTCGAGCGGACACGATGACGATCAAGTCCCGGCCGAGGCGGGCCCGGCACCGGATCGAAGAGGCGCGCGCGTACCAGCTGGACGGGCAACCGGAGGTGGCGATCGCGACGCTGGCCAAGGCCTACGAGGCAGCGTCGGAAACGATCAAGTACAACGGGTACGCCAGGCGGATCATCCTCGAGGAAGCCGAGTCGAAGCAGGCCGACCGTCGACGGCGCGCGTCGGAGCTGGCGGTGGAGATCGGCATTCTGGCTGCGTAGGGAGGGGACCGGATTCCGGTCCTCGGTTGGGCTGGGGCGCTCTTACGGTCACGTGTGTGAGACGGATCACCGTGACCGTGGAGGCCAGCAGATGACTCAGCAGACAACGGCCTACGCCTACTGCGCCTGGCACAAAGGGGTCACGCGAGACGTCCGCCTGATCCAGATCGACGAGACGGGATCCGGCCCGGGAACAGGCCGCCAGAAGTTCGCGTGCCACCCGTGCCAGATCCGGTACGGCCTGGTCCCGCTCGCCGACCGATGACCTCTTGGAAGCCGAAGCCGCCCCGGGCCGCCGATCTGACCCACGCCCAGTACTCGGGGTGGGACTGCTGCTGGTGCCGCACCCGACTCAGTAACGGGGCGCGATCAGCCGGCCGCGCGCAGGGCTCCAGCGGCGCCTACGACCTGAGCGTCGAGGTCTACGAATGCGGCCCCCGCTGCCCGAAGCGCCCCCGGCGCCCCACATCCATCCGACAGGGAGACGACCAGTGAAGACCCGCGGAAACGACGAGGAGAAGTCCCGCGCGGCCGGGGGGGCGGCGGGCTACTGCTGGGCACGCAACCCGACCCGGGCGGGCCGGTGCACCCTCCGGCCCGGTCATGGCGGCCGGCACGTCGACCGCTTCAACGGCCGCACCAGCCTCACGGACACGTCCGGGAGCACGTGGTCGTAACGACCCCCGGTCCCGGCGCAGACGGCGTGCCGGGGCCGGGTTCTCTCCGCCCGCCCCGTACCCCGCGCCCATGGGGCGGGCGGGACCAGGCCCCGGCCGGACGGCCCCACGCCCGGCTGTGGGATGAGGACGGCCGCCTGGCGGGGTGGCCATTGTGACCCGTTGCAGTTTTTCTTCTGGGGCTGCGGCGGGTCACCTCACCAGGTCGGAGAGCGGAACGTTCAGGGCGGCGGCGATACGGATCAGGTTGTCGGCGAGTGCGGACTGGTGGCCCTGCTCAATCCGGTTGATGGCCTGCCTGTCCATGCCGGCCAGTTCGGCGAGTTTCTCCTGCGTGAGTTTGGCTTCCCGTCTGGCGCTGCGGATGTTGTCGCCGATGGTTTTGCGCCGGGCAAGGACCCAGTCGGGTGGCGGCGGGGCGGATGGCACCGCCCCACGCTCGCCTGATCATGATCGTGTGTCTGTATCGTCGACCGTACATTTGTGAGATCACGTTCCGGTCAGAACGCAACCATCTTCGAATAAAACACTCGTTCGAGTGATGTGACGTTCAATTCATTGCAAATAGCAAATATTGAACGCAGAATTACCTGCATTCACCACGAACCGGCCGGCCGCTGTATGCCCCCCAGGCGCGGCGGTCCGGTCGCGGCGCCCTCGGCCTTCAGGCCGGGGGCGCTGTTTTTAGTGTGTTCTTCAGTGGTGGCCAGTCGACCAGAACTGAATAACACACTCGCATGCCTACTCCGGCCGGTACGACGGACGCCCGGGCCCCCTCCGCTTCGGCTCATCGGCCACCGCCCACACGGGCACCACCGACACACCGTCGCCCGGCCGCAGCTCCACACGACGGATCAACCTGCCAAGCAGGACCCGTTTCGAGGGAACGCTGATCGTGTCCCACTCGGCGATGAGCCCGATGACCGTTTCACGGAACGGCACTGGGGACGCCGGCGCAGCTTCAGGATTCGGCAGCTCGTCGAGCGCGCGCTGCGCTTCGTCCCGGGTCTTCTGGTGCTTCTCCCGGGCCCGCAGGTAGGTGTCCCGCGGCACGTCGCCGAGGGTGTACGCCTCGAAGGCGCGGTCGATCGCGGCCGCGGCCCTCTCGATATCCCGCTCGAACTTCGCCCGCTGCTGGTCGACATCGGGCTCACGGCGCGGCTGCGGCACCGCTACCTTCCCGGCGACGATGTCGTCGATCTCCTGCCGCAGATCGACGAGCCACCTCAGCACCTCGTCCTCGACGACGACTCGACGCACCCACACGGCGTCATGCGTGACCGCCCGCCGGGACCGCGCGTTGCACCGATACGCCTTGCCTCGCTCCTGCCGCGTCTGGTGGATCATCCCCGAGCCGCCGCACAGCCCGCAGCGCACAAGACCAGCGAGCGGGTACACGGGCGCAAGCGCGCGCCGCGGCGTGTTGCGCCGGACGAGCCGCATGTCCTTGTAGTTGTCCCACTCGTCGCCGTCGACCAAGGATTCGTGCTCGGCGGCAAGGTGGCGATAGTGCTCTGTGTTCTTGCATTTGGCCGGATCGCCGCACGGGGCCTCCGGGTTGTGGACGTACAGCAGGCCGGCGGCGAAGCCGCTGTCCATGTACACCTTGATGCCCTGGTCCTGCCAGCGGGCGCCGCGGGTGTTGAGGATGCCGCGATCGTTCCACCGTTCCGCGATCTTCCCGAACCCGGTCTTCCCCTTGACGTAGTCCTGGAATGCCTCGACGGACAGCTCCGCCTCGTCGGGCAGCGCCTCGTACCGCTCCTCTTGGATGCTCCACCCTCCGTGCCCGTCCGGGATGCGCCGGGGGTGCCAGAGGTAGCCGAAGCGGCGCCCGCCTGCCGCGGGTAGTCCGAGGCTGCGGCGCAGTTCGTGGGTTTCTTTCCACTGCTCGCCCGCGCGATCACTCTCGAACGCGGCGAGTTCGAGGAGCATGCCGCGGGTGAACCTTCCGACGGCGGTTTTGGCGTCGACCTCCTCGGTCGCGCTGATGAGTTCGCCGCCAACGTTCTCGATGCGGGCGAGGTTGATCGCGACGCCGTGCCGGTTGCGGCCGAAGCGGCTGAACTTCCAGGACCATAGTTCTCGCTCGGGGCGGCCGGCGTCCTCGATGAGCTCGATGGCCCGCATGACCTGGCGCTTGAAGTTCCGGCCGGTCGCGTCCTCGTCGATGATCCACTCGGCGACGTACCGTCCTCGACGGGCGGCGGCTTCCTCGACGGCCTTCGTCTGAAGCTCGATGCTGATCATCTCTTCGCGCCACGTCGAAACGCGGGCGTACCCGATCACCGGTCGTGGCTGGATCAGCGTAGATGCAATCGTGCTCATGCCATGGCCCCCCATGTCGTGCTGTCGTACGTGGTGCTGTTCTTCCGCGGCGCGGTGCTCAGCCGGCGTTGGCACCGCGCCTGCGTCGGAAGGGAGGCTATCCGGGCGGGCCGTCAGTGAGGTCCGACGGCGGTTTCCCGTCCCAGTTCTGGATCCAAAGCTGGTTTTCGACGATGTAGCGGATGTAGCCGCGCATTTCGTCGAAGCACTTCTGGGTCATGGCCCCTTCGGCGACGAGCCAGACGAAGCGTCCTTGCTGCTCTGCCGGGTAGATGGCCCTCCCTCCGGGGAGGCTGGGCACCATCACCATGTCGAATTCGGGTGTTGCCTGGCCCGCCTCTCGCGGCTCGTCCTCACGCGGTTCGTCCGCCTCGTTTGCCATCGGACCCCCTTGTTGCTGGGTGCACCGCACGCATGCACTGGAGTGCCTGCACATGCGTGCGCAATCGACTTAAACGCGCCCCCCAGGCGGTCCGCTGACAATGCCATATGTGGTGACGTTGTGAACAGAGCGAAGCGGAAAGTTACTTTCCGCTGTCAGCCCTGGCCAGAGCTTTACCTTGCGCGGCGCCGCAAGACGATCTGCGCCAGCTCGTCAAGCTCCTTGATGCCGTCCTTGTCGAGCTCCTCGATCCGCGCGATGAGGACACGCGTGTCGTGATCCTCGTTCCAGTGCTCGGTCAGGCCGAGGAACTGGGCACCGGCAGCCCGCTTTACGGCCGTCTCCGGGAGGTCGAGGCCGGCGGCCAGGGCGTACAGCTGCGCCTCGGTGGGGGCCTTGATGACGCGCCCCTGGACAAGGTTGTCGAGGGTGCCACGGGTCCAGAGCGGGCCGTCCTCAGGGTGTCCCGGGTCTACGCAGGCGGCGGCGAGTTTGCGGAGGCCGAGTCCGAGCTCCTCCATGCGAGTGCGCACGAGGTCTCCCAGGTCCGTCCGCCTCATGGGTTCTTCGGCTGTCATCGTCCTCGTCTCCTGGCCGCAAGGGTGGGGGTGTGTCCATGTGACCGCTGATACGTGCGTGCCGTCTGCGCTGTTCAGAGTGTCGACCCGCGATGTTACTTGGGCACAGTGTCCACGTTCCTGGCCGGGTAGCGCCAGGCCGCCCTGAGAGCTTGGCCAAATTCTCACGCAACCGGGTGTCCAAGAATCTGGACACAGTGCCCAAGTAATGCCATGCTGGAGCTGTCCAAAAACTTGGTCACTCCGTCCAAGAGGTATGCGCGTGACACCTGAACCAGCCCAACCCGAACCCCGATACGTCCTCCTCGACCCGGACCTCCTCCGCAGGCTGATGGAGCGCACCGGCACAGGACACAGCATCAGCGGCCGCGAACTCGCCCGCCGCGTCAACGTCCCTCACGGAACGATCGACAACCTCCTCAACGGCAACATCAAGAGCCAGCCGTCCGAGGTTGCGCACGGCATCTGCCGGACCATCGGCGTCGACGTCCTCGTCCTGTGGGCCCCCGCCGGCCGCGCAGTCCCGGCCGGGCCGGAAGACGTAGGCACTCTCACCCAGCGCTCGGCGGTCGCAGCATGACCGCCGACCGGTTTCCGGCCACGTCCTGCCTGCCGGCCCGTACCCAGGCTGTCCGCGCCGCTGCTGCCGCACTGCTTGACGCGGTGGCTGAGCGGGCCTCGCGGACACCTCGCGAGGCGGCTGAGGCCGCTTGGTACCCCGGTCACCGGCTCAGTTCGGTCGAAGCCATCGAGGCCGAGATCATCCGCCGCCGCACGGCCGACGCGGACCACCGCGCCGCCGCCTGATCCATCCCTGAACGCGCCGAAGGGCCGTCCCGACTGCCAGGCCCGGACGACCCCACGACTCGGCGACTCCACCCACAGAAAGCAGAGGTCACCGTGACCACATCATTTCAGACGCCCGTGCTGAGCACCGGACCCGTACCGCTCCACCAGGCGCCGATTGCCCGCCCGACGACCCTGCCGACGGTGTTCCGGGCTGCTGCCCGTCTGATCGTGACGAACGGCCATTACCAGGGCGACTACCTGCCCGACGTTTTCGACCGGGAGATGTGCATCCCGCACTTCCTGCGCCCGATGTGCATTCTCGCCGCGTTGAAGTGCGTGGTGTCGGGTGATCCGCATCTGACGTCGCTGCTGGCTGACGAGGCGATCGGTGTTCTCGCACTGCGGCTGGAGGTCGACGGCGAGGGTCCGGAGTACAGCGGGATCTTCGACCTGGAGGCGCATGTCTCCGCGTGGGGCGACCTGGAGGGTCGGACAGTCGAGTCGGTTGTCGCGGTGCTGGAGGCGGCTGCGGACGCGTCGGAGGTGTCCGCGTGATCGCCCGGTCGGTGAATGCGGCGGCGGATGTCATCCACCGCGCGCAGGTGAATGGGGCGGTCACGGCGGCTGGGCTGGCTATGGCGTTGGAGTCGGCGCAGATGCTGATGTCGCCGGAGATGGCGCACCGCATGGCGGAGTTGGAGCAGGCGGAGACGGTGCTGCGGGCTCGGGTCGCCGAGTTGGAGGCACAGCAAGAGCGGCGTCGGGTTCGTCTCGTAGCGCTCCAGAACGACGCGCTGAACATGCGGGGCACGCTCTCCCCGAACGGGGAGCAGCGGAAGGTGCCGATGCCGTTGGGCGAGACGCTCACCCCGGCTGTGGAGTGGCTCGTCAACCGGGTTGCTGAGCTGGAGGCGGAGCGGCACTCGACGAACGAGGCGCTGGACGACGCGGTGCAGGCCCTGCGCGCGGACCGGGCCGAGCCCGCCAAGGGACCGTCGGCGGCCGAGTCGGCGGACCGGTGGACCGCGCTGTTCGCGCCGACGCAGGCGCTGCGGGTGGAGGCCGAGCGGCCTGGGGCCTGCGACGCGTGCGGCTCCCTGCCGGAGCAGTGGTGCCCGGACTGCGCGGCCTGCAAGGCGGGCTGCCATGGCGGACACGTCGACAACCCGTGCGGGCACGCGAACGCGCCGTGGGCCAATACCGAGGCTGTGCCGCCCCGGGTACAGGCGATGCGGGCTCTGCTGGACGGGCAGCGTGCCGCGGTTGAGGACCCGCACGACGGGCCCCTCCACCACGACTACCGGGTGCCCCGGGACCTGCCCGAGACGGGCGGCACCCGATGACCTGCCACACCTCGGCGACGGACGTCGTCGCCTGCCTGTCCCTCGCGATCGGCATCTTCGGCGCCTCGCTGGTCCCGTTCTTCCTCCTCATCAACGCCGAGTGGGCGGACTTCGACCCGCGCCCGGCCCTCCGTCGTGCGGCCGGCCCGGTGGGGGCGGCCGTGCGGAACACGGCCCTTGACGCGGCTGCGCTGATCGTCCTGCTCACCACCAGCCCGAAGGGGGCGCTCCGATGAGGTACCGCGCCTTGATGACCCAGACCGCCTCGTGCGTCGTCGAGTTCGAGGCTCCCGAGGACGCAACTCCGGAGCAGCTCGAAGCCGCCGCGCTGTCGGCCGACACCCCGACCCTCTGCCACCAGTGCGCGTCGGACCGCAACCAGTCGCTGAACATCGAAGGCGAGTGGGAGCTCATGGTCGACGACAGCACCGGCAAGCCCGAGATCCACGTGGACGGTGCCTGATGAACCACTCCTCAAAGCCCGGCCTCTCATTCAGCCTCGGCGCCAACCACCTCCACGGCGTCCTCCGCGTCGACCAGATCCGCACCGATGACCTCGTGCAGCTCGTCGCCGGATGGGGTGACGAGGACACCCGCGCCGACGTGATCGCCGCGCTCGACGAGCTGGCCGCAGTCGTCACCGGGGTGGCCCGCGAGGGCGAGTTGGACGCGGCGATCGAGCAGGTCGAGGACGTCGCGTCGATGGACACCGCGCAGGTCGAGGTCCGGATGTCGGATGTCCGTCGTCTGCTGGCCGAACTGTCCGAGGTGGCTCGGGTGTTGTTCCGGTTCGGGTCGAAGGGCCCGTCGGTGCACCTCGCGAAGAGCCCGCTTCCGGAGCAGTCGGATCGGCGGTCGGCATGAGTGCCCGCCGTCAGATCATCGCCGCGCTGTCCGAGGACAGCATGGGCGGAATCGCCACCCTCCACGACGTCGCCCACGCCGAGCAGCTCGTCGACGCACACCGCGCCGAGGTCCTCGCCGAGGTCACCACGTGGCTCGTCAAGAAAGCCCGCGAGTACCGCGCCACCAGGAACAAGCTGGGTCGGACGCAAGCCGACACAACCGCCGTACTGGCTTCGAAGATCGCCCGGGGTGCGGTCCGCCCGGACAACCGGCTGATGCTGCCCGATCCCAAGTTCTTCGAGGTCGACCGCACCTACGCCGCAGACCGGTGGCAATTCCACTGCCTCGCCGTGACCAGCCACCCGCGCACAGGAGAGGCCCGCGCGATCGGCTGGTACACGAGCAAGACCGGACTGCCGTCGGTCGAGGCGCTCGACCCGGACGACTGGGAGCACGGCGGCTGGGCCGAGGTCACCGAGGACGGTGCCGCATGAGCGACAACCTCGCGAAGGCCCGCGCCGCAGTCGCCCCGCTTATCGCCCACGACACCGGAGACCGCCCCCGGTGGCGAATCATCCACACCGACAGCGAATCACCCTCCGGAGTCGCCCTCACCTGCACCGGCGACAACAGCGACGCACTCCACATGATCGACGACTACCCGGGCGGACCCACCCGCGACGAGGAGGGTGTCTACGACTGCTGCCCGTGGCCGCAGTTCGAGACGTACTCCCCGGTGCTGGCCGCGTACCTGGTGGCGCTGCTCAACGCGGACGCCGAGGAGAAGGCCACCGCTCCGGCGGCGACGGCCACTCCCGCCGGGCCCACGGGTCGCGTCGCTCAACTCCTCGACGCAATCCGCACCGCACGCGGCCGCTGGACCACCGTCACCGCCTTCCGGTTCTACCGCGACCACATCCGCGACCTCGACCACCTGCCGAACACGCAGTGCCGCGCCGTCGCCCGCGGTGATCTCCGCGACCTCGCGGCCTGGGGCCACCTGCTCCGGCACGAGGAGCCGGGCCGCCAGTACTACACGCTCAAAGCCCGGAAGGAAGGCCGCCCGTGAGCGCCCGCACCGACATCCTCGACGCCCTCCAGCGCGCCGGATACAAGCACCGCGAGGCTGGCAGCCTGCTGGAGCGGGCCGACAAGGAACCCCAAACCCCCACCGGACTCGGCGACCCCGAGTTCCCCACCACCCTCGACGGCGGCCACGCCCTGATCATCGAATACGGCGACTGCGAGTTCTACGGCAACTGCCAGTGCGGCAAGGCGCTCGGCATGGTCACGCCCGACAAGTTCCGCGACGACGTGTTCGGCGGCAAGTGGGAGCGCCACGTCATGACGGAGGTGGCGGGCTGATGACGACTGCTGCCCCGGCCGGGCCCACCAGCCCGGCCGCCGGCCGCCGGGTAACACCGACCGGCCGCCTCATCCTCCCCGCCGACGCCGACCGCGCCGACTGGCTCACCGCCCGCCGCTCCGGACTCGGCTCCAGCGACATCGCCGCCGTCCTCGGCATCAGCCGCTACGGCAACGCCCTCTCCGTCTACCACGACAAGACCGGCGGACTCCCCCTCGAAAGCGACGACAGCGAACCCGCCTTGTGGGGGCGGCTCAACGAGGAGACCGTCGCCCGCGAATGGGCCCGCCGCAACCGCTCCGTCGTATGGCGGGTCGGCCTCGTCCAGAACGTCGACCGGCCGTGGCAGATGTGCACGCTGGACCGCCGCGTCCTGGAATGCCCGCTCGCCGACGGCCGCGAGAAGTGCGCCGTAGAGATCAAGTGCCGCGACAAGATGAAGGCCGGACAGTTCCGGCGCGGCGTCGCGGACGACGTCCTCGTACAGACGCTGTGGCAGGCCGACGTGTGCGGCTACGACCACATCCACGCCGCGGTCCTGATCGGCGGGAACGACTACCGCCAGTACGTGATCCGCGTCGCCGACCACCAGCAGCTCATCGACGACCTGCGCACGGCCGGGGCGAACGCCTGGCAACAGATCGAGGCCCGGCGCCCCCCGGTGCTCGCCGCGGACGCCGACCCGGACGTCCTGCTCGACCTGTACGAGCAGCTGTACCCCAACCGCGCGGGCGCCGTCGACATCACCCGGGACGTCGACACGCAGGACGCGGTCGGCGACTACCTCGACGCCCACAACGACCTGACCGCCGCCGAGCGCAGGAAGAAAGCGGCGAAGGCCCGCATCCTCTCTGGCCTCGCTGGCGCGGAGTCCGCGACCGTCCTGGACCGCACCTACGTGGCGCTCGATGAGCAGTCCCGCGAGTGGACCGACACCAAGCGTCTCGCCGAGCGCTGGCCCGACGCCTACGCGGACTGCGTCGAGGACCGCGTCTCCCGCCGCCTGAACATTCCCCGCACTGTCCGTGAGGAGCACAACGCATGAGCACGATCGCTGAGCGGGCAGCCGCCGCAGCCGGCCGAACCGCCGGTGCCGACGAGCAGGACGACCTTCAACTCCCCACCGGGTACGTCGACCAGTTCCCCACGCCCGACCCGATGCCCGACTACGAGCCCGGCGACGACGACCCGCCGATGGTTCCCGTCCACCTCGCGTGGCTCCGTGTCCGCAAGGACGTCCGGGCCATCGCGAAGGGTGAGCAGTACGACGACGGCTGGTCGAAGTACAGCTTCCGCGGGGTCGACGCCACCGTGATGGCGTTCGCCCCGGTGACCCTGCGGCACGGCGTCAACATCATCCCGCACAAGGTCGACGCCTCGTACCGGGACACGAAGACCGCCAAGGGCAAGGCCACACGCGAGTGCACCGTCACCGTTACGTGGCACATCATCGGCCCGCGCGGCGACATCATCGTCGCCGAGTCGCAGGCGGAAGCACTCGACTCCGGTGACAAGGGCACAGCCAAGGCACAGAGCGTCGCGCTGCGGGTGCTCCTCCTCAACGGAGGCCTCGTGCCGACGGGGGATCCCGACCCGGGAAGCAACACGATCGACCGGGGTGAGGCGTCCGTCCGCTCGGCCGTGTCGTACCTCGACGAGATCTGCGACCCGAACACCAGCGCCGGGCGGCTGCGGCAGATCCATCACGAGCTGAAGCAGGGCAACCTCCTCGGCGCGCTCATCACGAACGAGGTGGGCGCCGAGGAGCAGATCGGCGCGATGGTCGTCCGCATCGGCAAGGAGCGCGCCGCGGGGGGCAACCAGTGACCCCCTGGCACCTCCAGCGCATGGCGGCACTCGATTTCGAATCGAGCGACAAAGACCCCGAGACCGCCCGCATCGTGTCCTGCGCCCTCATCCTCGTCGGCGGCGGACTCGACACCGACACCCGTACTTGGCTGATCAACCCGGGGATCGCGCAGGAACCCGGCGCGATCGCCGTCCACGGCCTCACGGACGAGCACCTCGCCGAGCACGGCCAGCCCGCCGAGCAGGGCGTGGCCGAGATCGCGAAGGCGGTCGCCGAGGTGGTGGCCGGCGGGGTCCCGCTGGTTGGGCACAACATCGGTGGCTACGACCTCAACCTCCTCGACCGCGAATCCCGCCGTCACCTCGGCGACAGCCTCGAAGGCATCTGCCGCGAACCCCTCACCCGGGTCATCGACACGATGATCCTCGACAAGCAGGTGGCACCGTTCCGCCGCCGCGTCTCCGAGACGCAGGGCCCGTACCAGATGCGGACCACCGCCGAGGTGTACGGGCTCGGTTGGGACGAGAAGGCAGCGCACGGCGCGGAGTACGACGCGCTGATGTCGGCGCGGGCCGCATACCGCATGGGTGCGATCGCCCACCGGCCGCGCGCTGAACGCCCGGTGTGGGTGCACCAGATGCGGACGCAGCGCTTCGACTCGCTGGCCGGTGTGTCGGTTGAGGACCTGCACCAGATGCAAGCCCGGTGGGCGTGGGACAACGCGGTCTCCTTCCAGGAGTGGTTGCGGACGAAGGCCCCGGAGGGGAAGCGCGACCCGGAGGCCGTGATCGACGGCCGGTGGCCGCTTCGCCCGGTCGGGGGTGCCGCATGAGATGGCCCCTCATCTGGCGCCAGAACGGCGTCAACCGCGCCCGCTACGAGCAAGTCATCGACCAGCGCGACGAGGCCCGCACGGAGGCCGCGGAGCACGTCTGCAAGATCGTCGAACTCTGCAACGAGGTCGATGGACTGCGCGAGCAGCTCGCCGCACGCGGGCAACTGGTGCAGCAGCGGGGCACCGCCCTCGGCCGCATCAGCAACCGCCTCGACCACATCGAGTCCGAGTACAGCCACATCGACGGCTACGCGGCCCGCATGGAGGAACGCCTCGACCGCGCTCTGAAGGCGGCTGCCCGCTACCTCGCCGCGTACCACGCGGAGAAGCGGCGTGCGGACGGGTTGCAGACCCGCCTCGACCACGCCCTCGGCCTCAACGATCCGGCCGTCGAGGCGGGCCAGCACTGGCAGGCCCGGCGAATGGACAAGCCGCATACCCCGAAGGAGACGTCGTGACCAGAACGTTGCGTGTCCTGCGGCAGATCGTCGCCCCGAACGGCCGGCACCGGGCCACGCACCAGCTGCTCCGCCCGGTGGAGGCGCTCGCCGAGGTGACGGTGCGCTGCCGGGCCGAGGGCCGCGACACGGTGCATGCGCGGACCCGGGTGACGAACGAACTGATCTGCCGCTCCTGCGGCCACTTCTCCACGGAGGGACCCAAGTGACCACCGCCCTCTTCGACCTCAACCCGCAAGCACCGGCCGCCCCTGCGGCGGCCGGGCCCCGCCCCCTCGTCATCGGCATCGACGCCAGCCTCAACAGCCTCGGCATCGCCGGCGCCGACTGGGCCGACGCCATCCGCCACCCCGGACTCACCGGCCACGCCCGCATCGACTACCTCCGCCGCGAAGTCGCCGACCGCACCAAGGCCGCCGACCTCGTCGTCATCGAGGACATCGCCCGCGGCGCCAAGGGCTCGGCCGTCCACCAGCTCGCCGGACTCTGGTGGGTCCTCACCACCGAACTCCACCGCCACGGCATCCCCTTCGCCGTCGTCAACCCGCAGTCCCGCTACACCTACGCCACCGGCGTGGCCAACCCGGGGCGCGAGCACCCGCGGGACAAGCGGGCCCGGATCTGCAAGGGCATGGTCTGCTCGTTCGTCGTCGAGCAGCTCGGCATCTGGTGCGAGGGCCCGGGCAAGTACGACGCCGCGGATGCCGCGGTGTTCGCGGCGATGGGCCTGGACTGGCTGGGCTACCCGCTCGTCGCGCTTCCGCAGCAGCAGCGGCGGGCGCTGGACGGCGTGCAGTGGCCGACGACCACCGTGGCGGTGGCCCGATGAACCCTGCACGCCCCAACGCCACCCGCGCCAACATCATCGCGATGCTCCGCGACGGCCACAGCAACAGCCGCATCGTCCGCGAACTCCGCTGCGACAAGCAGCGCGTCATCCGTATCCGTGCCGAACTCGGCCTGCCCGCCTACGTGCCCGTCGAGCAGACCCGCACCCTCGAAGAGAAGTGGGCTCTGTCCACCCAACCCGTCGACGGTGGCCATCTGGAATGGACCGGCGAGCGCGTCAACGCCGCAGGCACTCCGGTCATGCGCTACAAGGAGGAGTCCTACAGCCCGGCCGCGATCGCCTTCCGGATCCGGCACGGCCGTGACCCCCAGGGCTACACCATCGCCGGCTGCGGCATGCAGCACTGCGTCGCCCCGGACCACGTCGAGGACGAGGCCGGCCGCCGCCGGAACCGCGAACAGCTCCGGTACCTGATGGGCGGCCGCGAGCGGAATCCGTTCTGTGTCCACGGCCACGACCAGGCCGAGCACGGCCGGTACGAGCAGGACGGGACGGCGTACTGCGAGGCGTGCAAGGTCGTCCGGAAGCGGGCCGAGCGCCAGGCGGTGGCGTCGTGAGCCACTACACCGGATCCGTCCCCGACACCGAGCCCGCCGACACATGGCTCAAGTCCGCGCCGTGCAAAGCAGACCCAGACGCCATGTTCCCGAGCAGCAGCAAGGCCGAAATCGAGAACGCCAAGAGCATCTGCCACTACTGCCCCGTCATCCAGAAGTGCGGGCAGTGGGCCCTCGACAACCGTGAACAACACGGCGTGTGGGGCGGAATGAGCGAGGCCGAACGCCGCAGCCTGCTCCGCCGCACCGCCCGCCGCTCACGCACCAAATCCATCACCCCTACCGTCACCAAACTGCCCCCGCCCAAGACCCTCGAAGAGGCGTTCAACCGACGCGCCCACCGCACCGCCGACGGGCACGTCACCTGGGAAGGCGCCGCCCAGATGAAGTTCCAGGGCGTCGTATACAGCGCCCTGCGTGTCGCCTTCACCCTCGGCCACGGCCGCGAGCCAGAGGGGCCCGTGGACCGCACGTGCAACCAAGCGTGCTTCGCCGCAGAGCACCTCATCGACAGCACGCTCCGGGACTCGGGCGCCCTGTGCGGCTCCCGGCGCGGCTACCGCTGGCACCTCCATGTCGGGGAGTCAGCGTGCGGACCGTGCCGTCAGGCGAACACGGACGCCGACAACCAGCTCCGACGTACCGGCACCACCAAGGTCGCCGTATGACCGGCCGCATGGAAGTCCGGGACGCGCTGTTCGTCGACCTCGGCGAAGGCCGCGAGATCAAGCACGGCGACCGCGCCGGCCAGATCACGTACACCCGCCAGCCCCGCGCCCGCTTCGAATGCGTCCGCTGCGGCTACGCCTCCCCGACCGTCACCGGCGCCCCGCAAGTCCGCGACTTCGTGGCCAACGAACCCCGAGACCACCGGGCCGTATGCCCGGCCATCCACCACACCACCAACCAGCAAGGAGCCATCGCCGCATGAGCACGCACACCGACCCCACCACGGGCGAGATCACCGAGAAGGCGCCCGTCGCCGCGTTCCTCGCCAGCCACCTCAACGGCCGCACCGAGGAGGAACTGTCCGCCGAGTTCCACACCCTGCTGGAAGCGGTCCGCGCCCACGGCAAGAAGGGCTCGATGAGCATCACGATCGTCGTCGAGCCGCCCGCCAACGGCGTCGACTCCGCCCCGCTGCCCATCGGCGTCGAGTCCGCGGTGAAGGCCCCCAAGCCCACCCCCGTCAAGTCCCTGTACTTCCTCGACGACGACGGCCTGCCCGTCCGCGAGGACCCCCGCCAGATGGCCATCGAGTTCCGCACCGCACCCACCACCGACAACTACAAGAAGGCCTGACGACTGTGACGACCTACAAGACCGCCCCGGCCAGCGACCTCGACGGCATCCAGTCCGTCATCGACATCGCTCAGCAGGCCACCGAGCCGTTCCCCCTGGAGACCGGCAAGGTCTACGCCGTCACCACCCCGCGCGGGGTCGAGCGGATCGACCTCACCGGCATCGAGTACAAGGACGCACCCGACCGGAAGACCGGCACCACCGTCGTCCGCGACAGCGCATCCTTCCTCGCCTACTTCGCCAAGCACGCCGACGACAACACCGAGGTCTACGCCGACGCCGAGCGGCTCGGCATCACCGCCGTCCTCGACGCCAATACCGCCGCCGCGGCCCGCTGGGAAGGCCACCGCCTCGCCCTCGTCCTGCGCCGCACGGAGGCGTGGGCGCAGTGGATCGACAACGACGGCCGTCTCATGAAGCAGGAGGCGTTCGCCGAGTTCATCCAGGACCACCTCCCCGAGCTCCGGACGCCGTCGGCCGCCGAAATGCTGGAGATCGCGCAGTCGATCCAGGGCATCTCCAAGGCAGAGTTCCAGTCCGGCGCCCGACTGTCCGACGGCCGACGGCAGTTCCAGTACGTCGAGACCATCACGGCCAAGGCCGGGCAGAAGGGCCAGCTGGAGATCCCGGACACGTTCGTCGTCGGCCTGGTGCCGTTCGAGGGGTCGGAGGGATACGAGCTCACCGCCCGCTTCCGCTACCGCATCGGCACCGGCGGCGAGTTGACGATGGGCTACAAGCTGGAGCGGCCCACCGACACCCTGCGCGCCGCGTTCGCGGACGTGGTCACCGCGATCAGCGGCGAGATCACCGTGCCGGTCATGAACGGGACGCCGGCCTGATGGCCGCCCGGCCGCGGGGCAGCAACCCCCAGCGCTGCCCCGCGTGCCGGGCCCCCGTCATCAAGCAGCTGGTGGGCGACCACGCCGCGCTGAACGTCATCGCCGACCTCACCCCGCTCACACCGCAGCAGCAGGCCGAACTCGCGGAGCCTAACCGGCTCATCTGGTGCCTGCGCACCAACCGGTTCGGCACCCGGCGGCTCCTGTGGCTCGACCCCTGGCACCCGCCCGACTGCCCCCGCGGTGACCACGTCGCAGACCACAGATGCCCGCCCGCCGAACCCACCACCTTGTTCTAAGAGGAGACCCGCCCGTGGACAACGTCCGCCACATGCCGCGCGACCAGGCGGACCAGGACGGCCTCAACCGCACAAGCCCCCACGACGCCGAGGCCGAAAACTGGATGGCCGGCGTCATCATGCACAGCCGCACCGCCTTCCTCGAATGCGCCGAGGTCCTCGACCGGGACGACATCTATCAGCCCGCGGTCCGCCTCATCTGGGACGTCGTCGGCGGCATGGTCGCCGAGCAGAAGCAGCTCCACCCCATCACCGTCCGCGTCGAGATCGAGAAGCACAAGCAGCTCCGCCTCGTCGACGACGGCCGCCTCCTCGACCGCCTCGGCGCCGAGACCATCAGCCCGACGATGGCGCAGGCCTTCGCCGAACGCATCGCCGACGTCGCGAAAATCCGCCGCCACGACGAACACGCCAACCGCGTCAAAGCACAGATCCAGCTCGGCGCCACCGCCGAAGAACTCGACAAGCTCGACACCGACCATCGCCAGTACGAAGAGCGCCGCGCCACCACCGGCCACGGCCCCTCCCACCTCACCGCCGCATTCCTCGACTGGAACCCCTTCTTCGCCACCGACTTCGGCCGCGTCGAGCTCCTGCCCGGCCGCCTCCTCGGCCCGGGCCAGCAGATCACCATCGTCGGCGAGGGCAAGGCCGGCAAGTCGCTGGTCGTCCAGGAGTGGTTGTGGCGCATGGCCACCGGCCAGTCGTTCCTCGGCGACCGCCCGCAGGCCCCCATCCCGCTCCTGTACGTCGACGCGGAGAACGGCCACCAGGACATTCAGGAGCGCTTCCTGTCCTACGGCGCAGGCCCCGGACGTATGGGCCTGATGACCTACGCGAGCTTCCCGCCGATCCGCCCCCTCGACACCGCGGGCGGCGGCGCGGACCTGATGGCCATGGTCAAGGAAGCCGAAGCCCAAGTCGTCTGCCTCGACACCGTCTCCAGATTCATCTCCGGCCCCGAGAACGACGCCGACACCTGGCTGTCCCTCTACCGCCACACCCTGCTCCCCCTGAAGCGCGCCGGCATCGCGTCCATACGCCTCGACCACATGGGCAAGGACGGCGAGCGCGGCGCCCGCGGCTCGTCCGCGAAGACGCAGGACGTCGACCACGTGTGGGAGCTCCGCGCGCAGGGCGGCGGCACCCTCGTCCTCAAGCGCACCCACACCCGTACCGGGATCGGGCCTGACGCCTTCGTCCTGGTGCGGCAGTCACAGAAGGACGGCGACCGCTACCGGCCCGGCTGCACCCGCCACGTCCTCATGGAGTACGACCGCGCGGAGCCCGCCGCGGAGGGCTCGGTGGAGTGGCTCATGGCGCAGATCGACAGTCTTGGCCTGCCGAACGATGCGGGCAACCCGCGCACGATCAAGGCCCTCGCGTCGGCCGGTATCAGGGCCGGAAAAGACAAGATCGCTGACGCAGTCCGGATGCGGAAAAACCGGGACAACTCGGGTTCCCGGGAAGGGTTTCCGGAGACCTTCCCAGAAGACGTTCCCCGGGAACGTTCCCCGGGAACTTCAAAGGGATCGCAAAAACCCCAGGTCAACCATTCCCCGGAAACCCCGCGGGAACCTGCGGAAACCCCCCCTTCCCCCCCTTCCCCCCCTCTACGAGAGGGGAAGGGGGAGGGAAGCCCCGCCGCAGGTGCCACAGACACCCCCCTCTGCACCGTCTGCACCGAGCCCCTCCACGGCTACCGCAAGGACCGCGGATACGACACCTGCCTCGGCTGCGACCCCGAAACCGGCAGCCACCCCGACCGACCCCAACACCCCGCCACCAACCACACGGAAAGGCACAGCGCATGACCACCACCCGCCACTTCACCCGCCAGCAACTCGAAGAGATCGGCGTCCCCTTCGAACTCGGCGGCAACGACACCTGCGCCACCAAACTCTCCGACAAGCTCGTCGGCTCCGAGCGCTGGACCGAAGTCCACCGCCTCGTCTTCCGCGCACCCGACACCGGAGACGCCTATCAGGTCGACTACGAAGTCGGCTCCACCGAACACCAGGACGGCATCGACCCATGGCATCGGCACGGCAAGACGATCCCCGCAGTCGAGGTGGAGCAGCGCCCCGCCGTCACCCAGCAGTGGCGCCCCGTCGACGCCCCCGCCGATCCCGGACTCGACCTCGTACTGCCCGCCTGGGAGGCCATGTACGAGCCCGGCAACGTGTCCGACTACCTCATCGGCTACGCCAACAGCGAGGCCGGAGCGAAGGGCGCCGCTGAGGCGTGGCTGCGGTCGGAGAAGGACGAGCCCGCCCGCCTGGAGTGGGCGGAGATGCCGCTACGCGACGACGACAAATACGACCGCTGGTTCGACCTGATCGAACGGCACGACGACGGCATCGACATCGGACCCGGGATCACCGTCCGACGCCGCACCCAGAAGCCCACCGCCTGACCGCGCACACGCAACCCCCCACACACAGCCCACCGGCCCGCCACCAAGCCCCGTCCACTACTGAACAACCGGTCAGTAACACCATCGCCCGCACTGAACAACGAATCAGGAGCAGCACCCGTGACCAGCCTTGATCAGCTCATCCCGCCTGCCGACCTCACCGCCGCGATCGACGCCGGCCACGTCACCCGCCGCCCGCACCCCACCCTGCCGCTGTCGATCTACACCTACACGCGGGCAGCCCAGTACGAGCGCGCATGGAACGCGGCCACCCTCCGATGCCGCGGCCTCATCGCCGACGACAAGACCGGCGAGATCGTGGCGTGGCCGTTCCCGAAGTTCTTCAACGTCGGTGAGCACGCGCACGGCAACGAGTACGCGCCGCCGCTCCCCGACGAGCCGTTCGAGGTGTACGACAAGGTCGACGGCAGCCTCGGCATCGTGTTCTGGCACGCCGGCCGGTGGCGCGCCGCCTCCAAGGGGTCCTTCACCAGCGAGCAGGCGCAGTGGGCGCAGCGGCGGCTCGACGACCGCGACACCTCCGCGCTCTGGCCCGGCGCCACCTACCTCACCGAGATCATCTACCCCGGCAACCGAATTGTCGTCGACTACGGCCAGCGGGAAGACCTCGTCCTCCTCGGCGCCTACGAGCTCGACGGCACCGAGATTCCGCTGCGCACCGCGGCCGTCGACTGGCTGGAGCTCGGAAGCGTCGTCCGCGCCTGGCCCGCCCTGCCGCTTGCCGAGCTGCTGAAGCTGACCGAGTCCAACGCCTGCCCCGACGGCCAGCCCGTCAGCGGTATGCATGCCGAGGGCTACGTCATCCGCTACGCCAACGGGTCCCGGGCCAAGGCGAAGCTCGCCGAGTACGTCCGCCTCCACAAGGTCCTCACCGGGATCACGGAGCGGGACATCTGGCGCTACCTCGGCATGCAGGCCTACCAGTTCGAGCCGCCCAAGCTCGTTGCGAAGGCCCTCGGTTGCCCGGCCGCCGAGATCGAGGCGCTGACGGCCGGCGGACAGGGCCCGCTCGATGCACTCCTTGAGCAGGTGCCCGACGAGTTCGACCGATGGGTCAAGTCCGTCGTTGCCCGCCTGAAGCACGAGGCCCGATCCCTCGAAGCACGAGCGATCAACGAGTACGCCGCCATCGCCCACCTCGGCAGCGACCGCGGGGAGTTCGCCCGCGCCGCGCAGTCCATCGAGCACCAGGGCGTGCGTGCCGCGATGTTCCTGATCCTCGACGGCCGGCCGACGGGGCTGCACCTGTGGCGTGCGATCAAGCCCGAGGCGTCTGCGCCGTTCGCCGCCGACGGCGAGGCCTGACCCGCACAGGACCGGCCGCCCCGCGGGACTCGGGGCGGCCGGCCCGGACATCCTCTCGCACGATCAAGGAGCCCCACCATGACCGAACAGCCCGCCGGCCCGCACTGCGGCAACAACCCGAACGCCCAACTCACCCCCGCAGACCGGCAGGCCGTCGACGACTTCAAGGCCCGCCTCGCGCTCCGCGAACGCATTGCCGACACCCTCGCCGCCACCGACGGCTGGCGCTGGGTCAGCGATTCCGACAAGGCGCGGAGCTCCACCTACCGGGGCTACCAGACCCGAGCCGACGCGGTGCTGGCCGTGCTGCCCGCGCCCGCCGACCGGGCCGCCGAGCTGGAGGAGGCCGCCACCGCGCTGGACGCACAGTCCTGCACGTGCGGCTGCCGTCGCGGCGCCGAGTTCCTTCGCCAGCGGGCCGCTGTGATCCGCGCCTCGGACGGCCCGAGCCGCATGGCCGACGAGGCGCAGCAGCCCGAGACGCAACTCCCGTACATCCACGTCGACGACGACGGCGACCAGCTCGACATCGGCGCCGTCATGGCCAGCACCTACGACGGCGAGGCCCCCGTCGTGTACGTGGCCGCCGACCAGCACCAGGGAGACCAGGTGGCAACCGTGTATGTCCGGCCGGAACGCGTGGACGAGGTCATCGCAGCGCTGCGCTCGGCACGTCAGCAGGCCGAGACGCTGCCCGCCGTCGGGGCGCAGCAGCCCGAGACGCAGGCTGAGGACCCAGCACGCATCGACCGTCTACGGCCCGAGTTCTTCGAGCACGCCAGCGTCGAATCGATCGACGTTCAGATCCGGCGGGCACAGAGGCAGCAGCGCCAATGGGGGAATCGACTGCAGACGCTGGCCATCCTGCGACAGGCCCGGGTCATGCAGAAGGAACTCGGCGAGTGGCCCGCCGTCGTGTCCCAGCCCGGCAAGGAGGCCTGACCATGGCTTTGCTGCTCGCCGCCGCCGTCCTAGCCGTGGGATACGCCCTCGGCCGGGCCCGGCTCGGCCACCGCGCCTCCCAGTGGGCCGCCTGGCAGTCCGTCGGCACACGCCCCGCCCGACCCAGCGTCCGCTACTGGGCGATGTTCATCGTGCTGTCCGCCGAGAACATCGGCTGGCTCATTGCCCATCCCGTCAAGGGCTGGCATGCGTGGCAGCACCGCAACGACCCGCCGCCCCCGCGCAGTCCAGCACCGGTGTTCGACCCCGAGTGGGCAGCCAAGCGCCACGCCACCGACGAGGAGCCCACCCAGTGATCGCTGAGGCCATCGACACCGCGTACACCATCGGCTGGGCCATCGTCGCGTGGATCATGGCGGCCGCGTTCGTCGTAACCGTCGTCCTGTTCACGACGATGCTCGCTGTCGCGCAGGGCTGGAAGGCGGCACGGCGCGTGCTGCGCGGCCCGTCGTGGGCCCGTGGGCGGCTCCGCGCCCGAATCCACGCACACACCCGCGCCAGGCGCCACAGCGAGCACACAGAGACACACACCTACCGGGAGGCAGCGTGATTGCCCGCGCCATCGGCGTCGGCATCATCTGCGCCCCGTTCATCAGCGCCGCCCTCCTCGCCATCCGGCGGGGCGGGCGCGCCCTCACCAACTCGATCCGCACCCATGCACGGAGGCAGCCGTGACCAGACTCGAACTCGCCCTCGGCACGGGTGCCATCACACTCACCGCCGCCGGCACCGCAACCGCCAGCCACCGCATGTGGTGGGAGACCGCCATGTTCTGGTTCGTCGCCGCGTTCCTCGCCGAGGGCGCGTCCAGGGAACGCCACCGTCGGCGCGTCCGAGAGCGGGCTGTTGCTGTCCGGCTGGAACGCCTCGCCCGCGGTGAGGTCGTCATCGAACCGCCCCGCCCGTGCTGCTCCTTCTGGCTGTCCTCGGATGGCGCGGTTCACGGGCACGACTGCACCCGCCCCCCGGCCGCCCGCACGAGCCTCAGCCTCGCCGAGCAGCAGCTCCTCGCCCGGTACGACGACGACCTCAGGGACAGTGCATGAACGACCGCTACACCGCCGACACGATCAACGACGACGCACTCGACGCCCTGTACGACGAGATCGACCGGCTCCGAGCAGGTGAGGAAGACGGCTACGACCCGCTCACCGTGCCCACCCCCGGGCAGTGGATCCACCAGTTCAACCAAGCCACAGCGGAGAAGCGCCTCGAAGTCGTCGGCAGGCTCATCGACGCGGCCGAGCGTGTGTGGGCCTGCACGATGAACTTGCACGAGGAACGCATCCACGACGGCCGGCACGCCGTGATGGCCCTCAACGAAGTCCGCGACGTCGTCACCGACATGGAAGCCACCACGGGTGCGCGGACGTGGGCGGGTTGGCTGCGGGACGCGATGAAACGCGGGCCCGAGCACTGCCTGCTCTGCGCGACCAGGCAGAAGACGGCGCCCGTGTCGCCCGGCCCCGCAGCGACCCAAGCGACCGAGCCCGACAAGGCTGCGATCGACCGCGTGCGCGCGCTGCACCGCCGGAACGAGAACACGGGCGAGTGCGAGTACTGCTCGGCCCGCGACTACCCCACCTACGCGGTGCCGCACCCGTGCGACACGGTGCGCGCGCTCGACGGACAGGAGCAGCCCTCGTGACGACCGGCCAGATCATCGCGTGCGCCATCGGATGGACCGCAGCCATCGTGGCCATCACCGCGCTCGTCCTCGCACGCCGCGCCCGACGTGAGGCGCCCCGCTGGCGTGTTGAGTACCTCAACGGCCACGGCATGCTCACTTCCCGAAAGCCGCTGACCGAGGCCGAAGTCGAGGAAATCCGGGCGCGGTGGGTGCGGATGCACGGCAACAATCAGGGCGCGCACCCCGTGACAGAGCTGCGCCCGGTCGACGACGAGCAGGCATGCGGGTGCTGGAACGGGGTCCGCTGCGTCAAGCACTGCACCTGCCGCCAGTGCACCGCGCTACGCCGCACGGCCGCGAGCAGAGAGGAGCAGCCCGGTGCCTGACCTACACGGCTGGACCATCACCCCGTGGAACTGCGTCTGCGGCCACACCCACGCCCCATGGTGGCGCAGCACCCCACCCCCGTCCTGCCCGCACGGCTGGCCATCCCAGCCCGAACGCGCTCCGGGGCCCCTGACGTTGCAGTCGATCGTCGAAGTGCTCGATGCCGTCGCTGCTCAAGGAGGTACGCGTGCCTGACCTGCACGGCTGGATCACCCAACAGATCGACAAGACCGAGCACCAGGCGCGCGCAGCCGCCGAGCTCCAAGCGCCGCAGTGGACATGCCCGTCCACCGGCGTCGTCGACCTCGGCGACGACCTGATCGCGACCGGCGACCGCGACGTGGCGTACCACATCGTGCGCCACGACCCGGCCGCTGTGCTGCGCCGCTGCACCGCAGACCGGAAAATCCTCGAAGCACACAAGCCCTACGGCGGACGCGGATACGGCGGCCACGCCTGCACCGGCTGCGGCGAACTCAGCGAGGACTGGGCTGTCGACCACACCAACGACTGCCCGACCCTGCTCGCGCTCGCCGAGGGCTACGGCCTCACCCCCGAGGTGCTTACCACCCTCGACCGGCCGATCCCAGAGCCGTACGCCGTTCGCCTGTCAGGCCCGCGCCCGGACACCCGCCGCGTCCCGCCGGCACTGCGCGGCCCCAACTGGAAGGGGGCGCCCGATGCGTGACGAGTGGGATCAGATCACCTGGTGCGACGGATTCACTGATCTGGTGGCCTTGCAGGAGAAGGCCCTGGCCGTGGCATACGCCGAAGCGCAAGCCGCGGTGGACCGGATCCTCATCTACGGGACCGGCACCGGCGAGCCGCGCGGGTTCCTGGCCCGTGAAGTGCGGGAGCCGACGCCGCCGGAGCGGGCGCTCGCGATTCTCGATCCGGAGCTGCGCCGCTGCCACCTGTACAAGGCCGGGCCGCCCACGCTGTACCCGAACTGGAAGGCAACCCCGTGACCGCCCACGACCAGGCCAGCGAGCCCGCCCGCGCGCTCCTCGCCGCGTTCGACGAGACCCAGCTCGCCGAAATGCTCGCCGCGGCCAGCACCCGAGTCCGCCGCGTCCGGGAGCTACACCGGGAGGACTACGGGTCCTGCGCCGAGTGCACCGGGCCGGACGGCAACCTCGTGCCGTCCCCGTGTCCGACTATCCGCACTCTCAACGGGCCGCCCGTGGCATCCTGAGTGGGTTCCCTCGTAGCTCAACTTGGCAGAGCGCCCGGCGGGGAGATTGCGCGTTCAAATCGCGTCGAGGGAACGCCCCCTGTCTCCGGGAACGGGGACACGGGGGCCCGGCGGTACGCGCCGCCCGAGCCGCAAGGCCAAGGGTCACAGACTCCGCGCAGCACGAAGCCCCTGCCTTTGTACGGATGGCAGGGGCTTCGCCACGTGCGGCTACTCAGCTGGGTCCTCATCGCCATGCCGCACCGCCACCTTCACCGCCTGCTCCACCTCGTACCGGTTCTCACCGGCCGCGCTGGCGTGCTCGGTGATCGCGGCCTGCACCGCCTCGGACGCGGTACGCCACACCCGCCACTGCTCCTCATACTCCGTGCCGGTCAGGCCCGCGAGCTTGGCGCGTTCCTCCTCGGCGGAGCGTTCCAGCCTGATCAGATCATCGGGAATGTTCACTGCGGGAGTGTAGGCCGGGACATGCCGGAGCCCCCGGCTGCGGCGCGCGCAGAACGGGGGCTCGGGTGGTGTGGGGTGTCAGCCCCAGGCGGTATCGCTCACGGCGCCCACTCCTCCCGGAAGCCGGGCCGGTCAGCATAGGCCAGGGCGAACAGGCGCAGCGTCCCTTCCAGCGCAGACGCGAAGCCGTTCGTGAACGTCTCGTGGTAGTCGTAGGCCCGCTCGGCGAGGCGCAGCACCTCCCGCTTCGCTTCGATCTCGCGCAGCACCCGAGCAGGATCATGCGCGGCGATGAACTCGGCGTTGATCAGGTTCCGCCGCTCGCTGGCCTCGCCGGTGGCGGCTACGACCATGGCCCCCGTGTCGGTCGGGGATGCGAACACCGCCTCCTCGCTCCGCCCCGACGCCGTGGCGTGATGGCGGGCGGTCGGCGCGTTCTGCCACGGGCCGGGCGTGGCCTCCCGCGCGATCCGTTCGTCCTCGTCGAGTTGGTCGCGCAGCCACTGCACAAGATCCACGCCGCTCACTCCTCAGTCACAGGGGGCTTCCCCTTCAGGTCCGTACGCCAGCCCGGCCGAGTGATCCGCTTCCGGAAGTACGGCGCAGCGAGACGGTAGTCCACAGCCTTCGAACTACCGATCTTCACGACGGGCGGGAACTCCGGATCATCCTGGGAAATCTTCGACACCCGCTGATGAGTGATCCGCTCGACGATCCCATCAGCGACGAGTCTGCGCGCGAGCTCACGGAACGACACCATGTCCGGCCCTCCTTCGGCCTCGGCCATGGGCACCATCCTGTCTGACCTTGTTGCCATGTGGCAACAAGGTCGGTACTTTGAACCTGGCAACAACAAGTACGGCCCTGGCGGGAGCTGCGAACTCCTGCCAGGGCCAGCCATCCACCTGCTTCACCAGGAGGAATGACCATGCAGGAGCCTAACGGCCAGCCCGGCCAACAGCCCAGCCCCGCGCTGCCCCCGCAGCCGAACCGGATCCTCGCCGAGCCCGCGACCCCCGCCGCCTGCGCCCGCGACTACGCGGCTGGCGCCGACGTCCGCCAGACCATGGCGCAGCAAGACGCGAAGGCCCGCGGCTGATGGAACCCAACTTCCAAGACCGCATGTACCTCGGCAGCGAAGCCGTATACGCAGCCATCGAACGCGGCGACTACCGCGGCCAAGGCACCGCGCCCATCGAACCCGCGCTCCTCGACGCCCAACTCGACGCGTCCGAAGACGAGCAGGACGGGGACCGCTGATGGGCTGGCTCTTCGACCGCCGCTTGCAGGCCGCGAACCCGTACGCGTCGAACCCGTCCACCAAGGACCGCGAGAAAGCCGCCCGCAAGGCCACCAAGGAAGGCCGCCGCACCGGTTCCGCCCGCAGCATCCGCCGAAGCGCCGCCCAAGGCCAAGCCTGGGAAGACGCCGACCGGCAGCAGGACCACAAGGGCCCCTGGTACCGGCCCCGCTAGACCAACCGCCCCACCAGACCGCCGGGTCGCGCGCACATCCCCCAGCGCGCGGCCCGGCCCTTTCCACGGAGACCCACGCTCATGAAGATCCGCCACGCCCTCACCGCCATATGCGCCGCCGCCGTCCTCGCCCTCACCGCCTGCACGTCGGCCGGGAGCAGCGACAACCCCGCGACCACCACCGTCATCGAAACCACCGACCCCGCACCGACCGCCGACGACATGACGCAGACCATCGTCGACCTCTCGTGGGCTCAGCAGACCGAAGCCGACAAGAACGCCATGTGCGGCGGAATCGCGATGTTCGGCTCCGAGTGGGCCGCCGAGCAGATGCGCATCGGCGCCGGCAACGAGTCCGTCGACTGGGACAGAGCCGCCGTCCTCGTCGAAGCGAAGTGCGCGCAGCGCTAACCCCGCCACCCCGTACGCCACCCGGGAGCCACCGTGAAGACCCGCACCATCCAGCGGACCCGCCTCGTCCCCCACACCGTCAACGGCAAGACCGAGATGGTCCTCGACCGCTACACCGTCGACATTCCCATCCCGCCCCGCGACTGGGACCGCACCGTCCTCACCGCCGTCACCGCCGCCGCCGGGCTCCTCGTCTCCGTCACCGTCGTCTGGTCCACCGCCTCGATCGGCGACCTCCTCGCCCGCGTCACCATCGCCCCCGCCGCATACGCCGCAGCGGTCGCCTTCGACCTCGCGTGGATCCTGTGCATGGCCGTCGAGTGGCTGTCCCGCTACGACCCCGCCCGCGCGAGCCTGCCCCGCCGCATGGGGCACGGCGCGCTCGCCATCGCGATGGTCGCCGTCGGCGCGCACGGCTGGCTCGCCGGGCAAGTCGCCATCGGCGCGATCGGCGCTGTCGTCTCCGGGATCGTCAAGACCCTGTGGACCGTCGTCCTCCGCCACCACGCGAAGCCCCTCGACGACAAGACGCAGCAGTGGGTCGACAAGCAGCGCGCCGAGGCCGGCGGGGAGCTGGCGATGGTCGCGATCAACCGCGAGCTGACCCGGGCTCGGAGCCTGGTGGCCGCCGAGGAGCAGGCGCTCCGGACCGGTCCGGACGCCGATCCGGACGAGTCCGGACAGGATCCGGATGCCGGATCCGGGGATCCGCTCCCCGCCCTCACGGGGCCGATGACCATTAAGGACGCGGTCCAGACCGCCAAGGATTCCGGAATCCGCGAGCCGGACGCGGTCCTTCGGTACGTCCACCAGGTTGCCGACGCCAACGCCAAGGCGGAGACCGTGGCGCGCTACCTCCGGGGGGCGTGATGGCCACCTGGTTGATCGTCTGGGCCCTCAGCGCATTCCTTGCAGCCGCCGGGCTGCACGCCATCGCACCCCGCACCTACCGCGCCGAGCACCTCAGCTCCGCCGCCCGCACCGTCGCCGTCATCGCCATCGCCGTGGCCTACGTCGCGGCCGTCTGGAGCCACTGAAATGCCGTACACGATGATCAGCCTGGGTGGTGTCGCCGTCGGCGTCGGCATCGTCCTCATGTACCTCATCCGCTGGTGGTTCAAGGAGAAGCGCCAGTGGACCGCGCTCGTCCCGTTCGTCCTTTCCCACATCTACGGGCTACTTGCCGCGCTCGCCACGTTCGGCGCAGCGTCCGCACTCGGCGTCGTCACCTGGGCCGTCATCTGGGCCGCGAACGGCGCGGGCTACCTGGGTCTCGTGTGGGGCGTCGGCGGCAACGACCGCGATGTGACCCGCGGGAACCCGGTTGCGCTCACCGACGGCGGGTTCGTGGTCGTGTTCCTGTTCACGCTCGTGTTCATCGCCCTGATCAAGTGGGCGCCCAAGGTGCCGAACGGAAAGCTGTACGCAGGCGCCTTCTCGGGGATCTGCTTGGCCCTGTCCGGCGGTGTGGCGGGTGTGGCTGCGGTGCCGCTCGGCAGCGCGGTGAACCTGCTCGGGTCCGGTTTCACGGACGCGTTCGGATGAGCGCCGAGCCCGAGATCGACGAGGCCGGAGAACCGGGGGAGTCCGAGGAGCCGGGGGAGTCGGATGGAATGAGCGAGCGCACGGCGAAAATCGTGCTGCTCACGGTCGGCCTCCTGGCGATGTGGGGGATCGTCGCAGTCCTCCCGGAGACCGCGTATTTCGTGGCCGGGATCATGGCCTGCCGGGGCTGGCAGAAAGCCCGCGGATGGATCGGCCGGCACGGCGAGGACGAGGCCAGCGAGCCTGAGCCGGAGGCCGACGAGACGGTGGCTGGTGCCGCCGAGACGTGGCGCGTGCCGACGTTCCACGAGCTGTGCGAGTCCCTCGCCCGCGTGGGTACGCCGCACGCGCACATCGCTGTCCTCGCTCACGACTTGGGCACGACGCCCGAGCGGGTGCGTGAGGCGCTCGACGCGTGCGGCGTCCAGGTGGAGGCCGTCCGTATGCAGGGCAGGGGCTCATCCACGGGCGTGAAGGGCGATGCTCTCCCCACTCCCCGATCGACCCTAGGGGGCGTTGTTGGTGCAGGTCAGCCCGCCAACAACGACAACAACAACGATCCGGGCGACCCCTCCGAGAAGGGGTTGCGTGTACAGCCCATCGGCCAGGCCGGAACCCTCATCAACAACCCGGCTGACGCTGTCCGCCACCACCAGGTCGGCAAGTAGCAGAACCTCCTCGGCCCCGTCGCGAACTCTCCCGCGGCGGGGCCTTCGTGCGCCATCCTGAGCTCATGCCAGCCGCGCTGAAGTTCACCGGGGAAGACAAGGACATGACGCTCGACGAGCTCGCCGCGTTCGTCGACGCAGCCCGGAAGGCCGGCGTGCCGCGGGACAACCCGATCCGTGCGGAGCTGTCGACAAGCGGCAAGATCAAGCAGGTTGAAATCGCGATGGACGAGGACGACGACTGACCGGCCTGCCACACTGGAGGCTGCACGCCGGGTAACGCCCGGCACCCTGGCCCCGCCGCACCCCCCCAGCGGCGGGGCCTTCGCGTGATCATCTGTAGTACTGGTCCGTGTACTCCGGGCCGCCCGGCTCGTCCTCGCACCCCTGGTCGTGATCCGGTGTGCCGCCGTGGCTGATGACGAACGAATACCCCTGGGGCAGGGTGCAGCCCTTGTCGGCCCAGGAGTTGGCCATCATCGTCCAGACGATGAGGAGGACGACGGCGGCGATGGTCTTCTGCATGCGGGTGGGGCGCCAGCTGCGGGCGGCCGTGGTGTCTGACATGCGCGTGATTGTGGCGCGGCGTGTGCGGGGCGTGAAGGCGTGTGACGGAGTCGTGACGTGAAGCGGCCCCGCTCCGGTTCGTCCGGGCGGGGCCGTCATCATGCGGTGGGCTACTGGCCCGCGTACTCGTACACGAGGGTGCCGTCGTCGTCGCGGCTGGGCTGCCCAAGCCTGTCGAGTCGGGGGCGGTAGACCGCTATGGCGAGAGGCCGGAATGGTGCGGTCAGATCGGCGAGAGTCGGCGGCCCTGGCTCCACGGGGAGTCTGATCCCTTGGGGTGGTTCGCCGGTGCCCCACGTCACGGTCTGGCCGTCGTTGGGGCCGCCGATGAAGCGAACGCGGGTGGCGTCGCTGTCGAGGTAGAGCGGGAGCAGGTCCCCAGGCTCGCTCATGCGGTCGGCTCCTCGCCCGGACGCTCGGGATGGCCTTGCAAGTCTGGGTGCAGCATGAACAACATTGCCGACTGCATCCGCTGCACCGCTTCAACCGGGCCAGGCCGCTCCACCTCGCCAAGCAGCGGCGCATCTTCAGGGGCCGAGCACCACCCTTCCCACCAGCGCGCACCCACCCTCAGGCAGTCGTCACCGACCGGGTGTCGGTCGACGAACACGAAGTTCGCCTCGACGTCCGCCATGTGCTGTTCGCAGACAAGGGACGATTGCAGACCCTCGGCCGGTGTGTCGTTCCAGGCGATGTGCCAGCGCGCTGTGGCGCCGCACGGGCGGCTGCCGGATGTGCCGTCGACGACGGCGCATCCGGGGTCGGGGGCGGGCGGCCCGTAGGTGGGTAAGTTCATGTGGGCTCCTCGTCCGGGCGCACCGGGCCCGCGCTCGGGTCGACCACCGCACGGAAGCGGTGCCCACACGGCGACCAGCGCATGAGCAGCGCTGTCTCGTACACGCCGAACCGGGGATCCTCTACCCGCTCGTCGATGCGCTCGGCAGTAGTCCCACACGCGGGGCAGGGTGGGAGCGGCGGTAGAGGCTTGCCGCGCACGATCGTGCCGAGGGCATGCACGGGCCGGTTGTTGAGCTGCCGTCGCAGTGCGGCTACCTGCTCGCTGGTGAGCTGCTGCGGCTCGCTCATCGGGTCTTCTCCTCGCCGCTCACCGGGCGCGGGTCGATCAGGTCGATGACGTCTCCCGCCGACACGATGTCCCCGTCCTCGAGGGGGACGCCGACCTCGCGCGCGTAGGCGCGCTGCTCCTCGGCCAACTGGTGCGCGAAGTCGTCGATCATCTGCCAGCGCTCCCCGGCCGGAAGGCCGCTGAACTGGAGCTGGTCGAACAGCCTGTCCCGGGCTACGTCGACGGCCGGGCTCCACTTGCGGCTCATGCGCTCTGCTCCTTCTTCGGTCGGCCGCCCTTGCGCGCCCGGCGATCGGCCAACTCCTGCTCAGCGGCGGCGAGCTCGGCGCGCTCGTGCTGGTTGCCGTGCTGCTCGATGAACGTGCGGACGTGGTCGACGAGGTCGGCGCTCCGGTCAACGCCCTCGCGAGCAGCGGCTGTTCCGTAGGCGTCCCACAGCCGGCGGGGGATTCGGAAGCGGGTGACGAAGGTGTGGTCGGTGGCATCTGGCATGCGATCCATGTTGCCACAGAGTTTCTTGTCCGAACAGCTTGTGTAGCCACATGGTTAGCGATACTGTGTAGCCACAAGGAAACGAGCAAGGGGGCAGCAATGCAGAACACCACCACCACCGAACCGGCCCGCTGCCTCCACTGCCACCGCATCCTCACCAGCGCCAAGAGCATCGCCCTCGGCTACGGCCCCCGCTGCGCCCGCAAAATCCGCAACGCCGCCGTCGACCTCACCGACTACAAGCCCCACCAGGTCCAGTCGGCCCGCGAGTTGATCGAAGACGGCGCGATCATCCCCCTCCGCTCCGTCATCTTCATCGCCGTCAGCACCGACGGCACCGAGACCTACAAGACCGCCCCCACCGCCTGCACCTGCCCCGCCGGGGTCAAGGGCTCGCGCTGCTACCACCAGCTCGCCGCCCGTCTGCTTCTCGCCGCCTGAACGGAGAGCGACATGACCACCCACATCCGTCAGCGCATCGCCCGCAAGCGGGGCAACAGCTTCTACCGGGTCCAGTACAGCTCCAGCGAGAACGGGAGCCGCACGCTGTGCGGCGCCTCGCCGACCGACCGGGACATGGGCTGGGGCGAGTGCCGCTTCGCCAAGAACCTGGCCTACGTGACCTGCGACGAGTGCAAGCAGCTACGCCAGCCCTGAGTCTCTCGCCACGGTCACCGTGCTCTACCCCGTCGACTGCCCCATCACCACCCGCGTCCAGCTCCTCGCCAACGCACTCGCCGCCTAGGAGGCCGCCATGACCACGTACACCCCCGCCATCGGCGACCGCATCATCGTCCGCCGCACCCCCGGCAACCACGCCCGGACCGGCGTCATGACCGGCACCGTCCTCAACGTCCTCACCATTGACGGCATCGACGGGATCATGCACTTCAAGTGCGACCAGGGCGGCACCGTCTACCTCGCCACCAACGAGCAGATGGCGGAGATCGGCGTTACGCAGACGATCGAGCCCGCGCCCGCCACCTGACCCCGCACAGCAGAGGGCCCGATCCCCGGTCTCGCCACCGCCCCGGGAATCGGGCCCTTCCGCGTGCACCACCGTCCACCAGTTGCACACCCTCGTTACCATCAGACCATGGTTACCGGTAACAAGCCACCCGTACCGGCCGAGCCCGAGCCCCAGCAGCCCGCCGGCCACACCACCGGCAACGGCCAAGCCAGGGCCCGCGACGGAATGAACCGCTTCACCCGCACACCCGAAAACGCCGCTCGCGACGCCCAAGCAGCCGAACTCCAGGCCGACGGCTGGACCTTGCAAGCCATCGCCGACGAACTCGGCTACTACGACAAAAGCACCGCACGCAAGGCCATCCGCGGAGTCCTCCGTGAAATCGTCCGCGGGCCCGCCGAGAAGCTCCTCCAACTGCACATGGACCGGCTGGAGAACCTGTACGACGCGGCCCTCGACGTGCTGGAGACGGACCATGTGATCGTCTCCCACGGCAAGGTCGTCACCGGCGCGGACGGGCAACCGCTGATGGACAGTGCGCCGAAGCTCGCCGCGATCCGCGAAGCACGGCAGACCCTCGACGCGTTCTGGAATCTGACCGGGATGAAGCAGCCCGCGAAGGTGGCCATCTCCGGGGGCGTCCGGTACGAGGTCGTCGGGGTCGACCCCGCGGACCTCACGTGAGCTGCCAAGTTCCGCCGCGTGTGGGGCAGTTGACCTGCGGAAACGATAGAATCAGGAGCAACGGAGGACCCCGGCGACGGCGCCAACCGTCCCGGGGCATGGCCGACCTGAGAGAGCAGATCGACATGACCCAGCGTACCCATGTCCTGGTACCCATCGGCGGGCAGTGCTCCGTCGATCCTTGTGGCCGCCCGCACTACGCCAGCGGATATTGCAACCCCCACTGGCGCCGATGGAAGCGCAACGGAGATCCAGGCGCGGCCGAGATCAACAGCACGCCCGAGGAATGCTCCTTCAATGGATGCGGGCGCCCTCGCTCGGCCAAACGCCTCTGCGCCAGCCACTATGCCCAACACCGCAAGGGCAACCCGCTCACCGCGCTCAACGACCGCGTGAACCCTCGCGGGCGCGACGCAGCGGGCAACAAGCGGTGCGCCACCTGCAAGCAGTGGAAGCCGCCAGCCGAGTTCCGGGCAGCCAACCGCACCGCGGACGGCCTGGACTCACGGTGTATCGGCTGCTCCCACGACATCAGCATCCGGAAGCTCTACGGCATCGGCGCGGTGCAGTACGCCGCGCTACTCGAAGCGCAAGGCGGAGGCTGCGCCATCTGCGGCGGAACGAATGAGAGTGGCCGCGCCATGGCCGTCGACCACGACCACAGTTGCTGCGCTGGGCAGCGGGCATGCGGAAACTGCGTGCGCGGGCTGCTGTGCAGCAACTGCAACATGGGCATCGGCTTGTTGCGTGACGACCCTGAGCGCCTGGAAGCAGCAGCTGTCTACCTGCGGCGGTACGCCCGTGACTGAGACGGTCGTGCGGTACGAGCCGAGGGGCGGCGCGAAGGAACTTCTTACCGGCCGCGATCAGGAAGCCTGCATCGCGGGCCCCGCAGGCACCGGCAAGAGCCTGGCCATGCTTCAGAAAGCCCACTACACGAGCCTCATGGTTCCCGGCTGCCGATCGCTGATCGTCCGCCAGACACACGCATCGCTGACCGGGTCGACGCTCGTCACATTCGAGCAGCAAGTCATCCGTGACGCCCTCGCCCATGGCGTGGTCGCCTGGTTCGGGGGCTCTGCCCGCAAGCCAGCCGCCTACCAGTACGCCAACGGATCAGAGATCGTGGTCGGCGGCCTCGACCGCCCCGAGAAGTTCCTGTCGACGGAGTTCTCACGGATCTACGTCGACGAGGCCACGCAGGTCACCCTCACTGCGCTGGAGACGCTGATCACCCGCTTGCGCGGGAACGCGGACACCTACCGTCAGATCGTCTTGGCCTGCAACCCGGACGCCCCCCAGCATTGGATCAAGAAGCGGTGCGATGCGGGCATCATGCGCATGATCTACTCGCGGCACTCCGACAACCCGCTGCTTGTTAACGCCGATGGCACGCTCACTGAGCGCGGCGTGGACTACATGAAGAAGCTCGACGCCCTGACCGGAGTCCGACGCCTGCGCTACCGTGACGGGAAGTGGGCGGCGGCCGAGGGGCAGATCTACGAGGCGTGGGACGACGCGATCCACATGGTCGACTCGGTCAAGCCGACGGCCGCGTGGACCCGTTGGGGAACGGTCGACTTCGGGTTCACGAACCCCTTTGTGTACCAGGACTGGTGGGAGGACCCCGACGGCCGCTTGTATCTGGCGCACGAGGTCTATTACACGCGCCGCCTCGTCGAGGATCACGCGAAGACCATCAAAGACCTGCTGTTCTATCCGTCCGGGCAGCCTCGCGGGCAGCTCCCGCGCGCGATCTACGCGGACCACGACGCGGAGGACCGGGCCACCCTGGAGCGCCACTTGGGGCTACCGACGCAGGCCGCGGCAAAGACGGTCAGCGATGGGATTCAGGCGGTCCAGGCCCGCCTTCGGGTGCAGGAGGACGGGAGGCCGCGCCTGTTCATCGCGCGTGGGGCGCTCGTGGAGCGGGATCCGGAGTTGGAGTCCGCGTCTTTGCCGGCCTGCGGGTCGGAGGAGATCGCGGGCTATGTGTGGGCGGTGAAGCCGGGCAACAGCGGCGGTCTGAAAGAGGCGCCGGTAAAGGAGAACGACCACTCGATGGATGCGATGCGGTACATGGTTGCCGCTCGGGATCTCGGTGGTCGTCCGCGAGTGAGGTGGCTGTGATGAGGAACCTTCAAGTGAACCCCAAGAAGCTGAAAGATTTGCGGCCAGCATCCATGTTGACAGGAGGATTTACACTCATCACAGCAGGATGCTGGAATATCTTCGGAACCGGGGTCGGTCTCATCACCGGAGGACTCCTCACCTGCGTCCTGCAATGGGTGCTCGACAGCGACTGACGTGAAGGAGGTGGCCGGTGGGCAAAACCCTCTTCGGCTCCCTCGCCAACGCAGCCAGCAACCTCCGCACCCGCACCCCCGACCTGCCCATCCCGTACACCAGCCGCGCACAGAGCTACGGCATGTTCGGCACCCGCCGCGACGCCGAAGGCCAAATGCGCGCCATGTCCGCGGTGTCCACGCTCTTCGCGATCGTCGACCGCACCTCCAACGCAACCGCCCTCGTCAACTGGAAGCTGTGGCGCAAAGCCAAGTCGGGCCGCGACGAGGACCGCGTCGAAGTCACCTCCCACGCCGCCCTGGACCTGTGGAACCGGCCCAACCAGTTCATGCCGCGGCAGGAGTTCGTCGAGTCGTCCACTCAGCACTACGACCTCACCGGCGAATCCTGGTGGGTCATCGGCCACAACGCCGCATCCACACTGCCGCTCGAACTGTGGCCCGTCCGCCCCGACCGCATGACCCCAGTCCCGGACCGCGAGCGTTTCCTCAAGGGCTACATCTACACCTCACCCGACGGCGAGCAGGTCCCCCTCGAACTCGACCAGGTCATCCAACTCCGCCGGCCGAACCCGCTGGACCCGTACCGCGGTCTCAGCCCGGTGCTGTCGATCCTCCCCGACCTCGACACCAGCCGGTACGCGGCCGAGTGGTCGCGGGCGTTCTTCATGAACAGTGCGCAGCCCGGAGGAATTCTCCAGTTCGACCAGCGGCTGTCGGACCAGGAGTTCACCGAGCTGCGGGACCGGTGGGCCGAGCAGCACCGCGGGGTGGCGAACGCCCACAGGGTTGCGATCCTCGAACAGGGCGAATGGATCGACCGCACCATCAGCCAGCGGGACATGCAGTTCGTCGAGCTGCGCGGCGCCACCGCCGACCGAGTCCGCGAGGCGTACGGCATCTCCAAGACCGCGATCGGTGACTTCGAGGACATCAACCGGGCGTCCGCGCTCGCGGCGAAGGCCTGGTTCGCGGAGCAGCAGACCATCCCACGCCTGGAGCGGATCAAGGCCGCGCTGAACTTTGAGCTGCTGCCCATGTTCGGGGCGACCGCGCAGGGCCTGGAGTTCGACTACGAAAACCCCGTCCCCCCGGACGCGGAGACCGAGGCTAAGCGGCTCACCGCGCGCGCGAAAGCCGCGGCCGTGCTGGTGCAGTCCGGATTCGAGGCAGCGGGCACCCTGTCCGCGGTCGGCCTCCCCGACATCGCGTTCACACCGCCCGCTGCACCGCCCGCCCCGGGCGGGCCCATGCCGGCGGCGCTGCTCCACCGTCCGCAGGTGGCGCTCCCCGCGGCCCGGACCGAGTGGGATATCGCGGTGGCGCAACTTCTCAACACCCAAGACACGAGCGCCCTCGACCAGGTCCGCGCCGACCACGACGACGCACTCTCGCAGCTCCTCGACCGGTGGATCCCCATCGAGGACCGGTGGATCAACGCCCTCGGCGACCAGATCCGCACCGCCGTCGACGACGACGACACCGCAGCCCTCGCCTCCCTCACCGTCGACAGCGACCACGCGGCCGATGTCCTGCGGGAGGCTCTCGGCGGGATGGCGAAGCGCGCGGCCGGCCGGATGGTCGATGAGGCGGCGGCGCAGGGCGTCACGGTGGATCCGCCGGAGTTGGACGAGGCGGTGACGAACCGGCTGGGTGTCGGGTCGCTGCGGGCTGTGTTCGGGTCTGAGCTGGTCGGGGTTGCTGCGGCGACGGCTGGACTCCTCGGCTCCGGGCTGGCGTCGGCTGCGGGCCGTGAGGCGCTGCGGCTGCTCACTCCGGGCGCGGACGGCGCGGGCGTGGCCCGGCAGGTCAAGGGCTTCCTGCGGGGCCTGTCGAACCGCCTCAAGTTGGACCAGCTCGGTGGGGCGCTGCACCGGGCCACGAACCTCGGCCGGGTGGCGACGCTGGAGGCCGCGCCGACCGCGACGTACACGGCCAGCGAAGTCAACGACGCGAACCGGTGCACGCCCTGCTCGGAGATCGACGGTACTCAGTTCGCCGACTTGGACGCGGTGCGTGCCGCGTACGGCGCCGGACCGTATCGGCTGTGCCAGGGCGGGATTCGCTGCCGCGGGACTGTCGTGGCGACGTGGGACACGACGGGAGATAACGAATGAGCCGGATGTCGGGCCTCATGCTGCCCGCCAACCTCACCCAGGTTGCTGCGCGGCATCGCGAGCAGGCGGACAAGCTGCGCGCCCAGTATGGGGTCGAACCGCCGCGCTGGTACCGCATCACCAACGCCGCCTCCCCGGACGAGGCGGAGGTGATGCTGTACGACGAGGTGGGTGGCTGGTTCGGCGCGTATGCCGACGAGTTCATCGACGAGCTCGCGCAGATCACCGCGCCCCGCCTGAAGGTGCGGGTCAACTCGCCCGGCGGGAGTGTCTTCGAGGGCATCGCCATTGCCAACGCGCTGCGCTCCCACCCGGCGGACGTCACGGTGCAGGTCGACGGCCTCGCAGCGTCGATCGCCTCCGTGATTGCTCTTGCGGGCGACCGGCTGGTGATGCAGCCGAACAGCATGCTGATGATTCACGACGCGTCCGGGCTGTGCATGGGCGACGCCGGGGACATGCAGCAGATGGCCGGGCTCCTCGACGCGATCTCGGACAACATCGCTTCCGCGTATGCGGCGAAGGCCGGGGGCACGGCGGCTGACTGGCGGGCCCTCATGCAGGCCGAGACCTGGTATAGCGCGGACGGGGCGGTGGAAGCGGGGCTCGCGGATGAGGTGGGCGCGCAGCGTGGCGCCGCGGCCGAGCCGGACGCCGAGCCTGACCCGGAGATGCGGCAGGAGTACGACCTCACCGCCTACGGCTACCAGGGCCCCTCGC